TTTGTTTATGAAAAAATCCGGCTGCGCCAACAGCCGGAAATTACATAAAGAAAGAGTGTTAATGTTATAACACTAACCATTAATATTATAACACGAACACTCTTTTTTTGCAATACATTTTTTTAAAAAATAAGAATTTCATGAAAAGGAGTGTTATTTTTATGCCTATTTATAAAATGGACGGAAAAAAGGACGGACTGCAGAAGTACCGTGTGCGTATCAACTACATCGATCAGCAGGGCAAAGCCCGACAGCTTGACCGGGTAGCTTACGGCTCGCAGGCTGCAAAGGATCTCGAACGGCAGCTTAATATGGAATTGACCCGAAACCCTACAGTCAAATTAACGCTTGAGGATCTATATAAAGAATATGCAGCCAGCAAAAGCAGCGAAGTACGCGAAACAACGCTCGCCCAAACGAAGCAGCTGCTGAATCGTTTTGTAGTACCGCAACTGGGTCGTATCAAACTTGACAAGCTTACAGTTGCGGAGCTGCAGCGATGGAAGAATACCATGTCCGGCGTGACAAAAAACAATGGTGAACCTTACTCACTCGTATATAAAAATAACGTTTACAAAGCCTTTGTGGCTCTCTTAAATTACGGTGTCAAGCTCGAGTACCTCTCCAATAATCCGCTGCACAAGATCGGTCCTTTCCGCGATGCGAATATTACACCGAAAAAAGAGATGGATTTTTATCAGCCGGAAGAATTTTTAAAATATATAACCGCCGCCAAAACGGAGGCTATCAAGCAGGAAAAATGCAGTAACAGTATAAGAGAATGGAATTACTATATATTTTTTATGATTGCGTTTTATACCGGTATGCGAAAGGGTGAGATAAACGCGCTAAAATGGAATGACATATCAGACAATGTTATACATGTTACAAGATCCATCGCCCAAAAGCTAAAGGGCGCTGATCGTGAAACGGCACCAAAAAACGCAAGTTCAATCAGAGACATCCAGATACCAAAACCGCTAAGCACCGCGCTGTCTGAGCACTGGTCCAGATGCAGTCAGATCGATGGTTGTTCCCGCGAATGGCGTATATGCGGCGGATCAAAATGTCTGCGTGATACATCTATAGACAAACACAACCGCAAATACGCCGAGCTTGCCGGGATCAAGCGTATACGTATACATGATTTCCGACACTCACACGCATCGGTCCTTATCAACGAAGGCATTAATATTAAAGAGATAGCCCGGCGTCTTGGTCACTCTGATGTAGAGGTGACGTGGAGCACCTATGCGCACTTATACCCCCGCGAAGAGGAACGTGCGGTCAATATATTAAATAAAATCGTGTAAAAATCGTGTATAAAACAAACAGACCGCATAACCATGCGGTCTGTAGCACTTCTGGCGGAGAAGGAGGGTTTGAAATTTTATATTTAAACCCAATTTAATGTTAATTCTCCTATGTCAAACCCTAATATTTGCGCTGTTTATGCGTTATATTAAATCATTTTGAACCGAACTTATTTGTGCATTTTAGCTTTTTCGTGTAAAAAACGTGTATAAAAAAGAGAACCTTTGTTGGCTCTCTTTTTGCTCAGTATATCGACAATAAAACCTAAATTCTATGTGATAATCATATTATACCACGAATTACTTAGCCATGTCAATCCTCCTTTGTAAATCTGTCTTTATACTTTTTTTGATATTTGTTTTTTACTTCTGATTTGGCTTCTGATGTGACATCTTTTATCATTTCTATTTTTGCATCAACATCAGCTTTTTTATACTTGTCTTTATCAAGTAATTCGGAGCGTGCTGTCTGCACTTGGCTGTAAACCTCATTTGCATAGGTCATATAATCATTCGCATTTAGCTCATATGTATACCTCTTACCATTCTTACTGTATGACAAGTCATTTTTCGGCATTGACGACATAGCAAAACTTTCAGGAATCTCATCTTTTCCGAGAGATTTTGCAATAGCTTTATCTGTAGGAGATATGGTTGTATACTTTTCTGATGTAACAAGTTCTTGAAGTGAACTTAGTGTTTTTTTATCTTCGTCTTCTCCTTGAGGGTTCTTTTTCTGTATGTTCTTTACTGTCGTAATGATGCTTGATGCCACGCCCGCTTTTTCCATGTATATGGCATTCTGCGCGGTTGGTTCGCTTTTAAATATTTCTTCCTGCTTATCGCGTCTTTCGTATATCTTATTATATGTGTCAGTACTGTATTCGGAATCTGAAACAAAACGGTTTTTAAATCCCAGTGTCAAATCTCGCTTATCGCTGTCCATTGGTAACAGTGCACTGTTTACGCTGCCCAATATACCCGTATACTGCCTTAGCAAGTGGTCTACTTCAAGCGGAGAATCATCTCCGGCTCTTGCTATAGCATAAGCCAATTTTGAAGTACTGCCTGTATACTGGTCTTTTTTAGGAAGGTCTTCATATGAGCCTGACACTATTGGAGTACCTTTATAATCTCTGTTGGCAAGTAAGTCCACAAAAGGACCTGCCAATGTGTTTCCTGCTGCCGTGAAGAAATCATCCTTCAAGCCCTCAACTGATCGGTCTGTTATAAGGCTTGTGCCAGCCCATGACGGAAGGAGGTTGTCACTCAAATATTCTCCTATTTGATAAAACGCATCTTCTCTTTCCTTTTTCCCGATAACAGTATCCAATGTTCTCTCTATTGCCGTTTCGGGAACTGCCACTTCTCTTGGTTTGGGAAGCATGAAAAATTTTCCGTTTCCAATAGCTATACAATATTTATTGTTTTTCTGATAATTAGACAGTTTGTCCCAGCCTTCAGGATCGACCGCACGGTTATATGCCTGAAGCAAAGCAGCACCTAAGACTGCGCTAATGAGCTGACGCGCAATAAATTTTGCTGCGTCACGTCCATGCCATCTTATCGCCTGATACCATTCACGATAATACTTTTCAAGACCTTGTATAGATGCGTTTGAGAACCGGAAGGTTTTGTTAAGCACCTTTCCTCCGAAATCTCCGCGCTTATCAAAATTGGTTGTAATGTCACTTGCTTCGTATAAAGCCTGCTGAATATCCTTGCCGTTTTTGAGCGCACCCTTGAATTCTGCGTATCTCGGAGCGCTTTCAATAAATTCATTCATTCTTTCTATTGTAAGTACCGGGTGCATAATCCATCCGGAAACGATCCTTTTTGCGAGATTTTCGTCTTTAAGATATATAAGCTCCAAATCTCTGGCAAAAGCCCTATGTTTTTCGGCTGTCAATGCGCTCATATGTCCGCCGCCTACAGCTTTATATTTCTGATATGTTTCGCTGTTTGTGGCTATATCCTTCCATGCTCCTACATATGCAGTGACAAACTTAGGCATACTGTAGTTTTTGGTATACATCGCCGCGGTAAAGAAGTCTCTTATAGCGTTTGATGAACCGAAAAGGTAGTTAAACTGTGTAATAAGCACATTTGAAAGATTTAACGCTTTTCCCAGAACATTTAAGACGCGCTGCGCCGTTGCGTTGTTGGGCATAGATTCTACAATTGCGTTAAACAGTTCCTTGTCATTCGCCTGATAATATTTGAATTTTCCGTCTTTCATCACGGTAAAAATCTGCTTGTCCCCGCGTGCAAACGGAGTAAAATTCATTAGTCCGCCATCCCCGAAGATATTGTTTATAGCTTCTCCAAGCTTGTCAAAATCCATGTCAGAAAGCTCGGACATATCATTTTTGAGTTCATCCAATTTGGACGAAACGTCAAAGACATGTGGTATTTTATCCGGATCTACCTTCTCTATAAATTTCCCGAAGCCATCCACTTTTTCCGTAAACTGTACCAGCGCAGCGGCGGCTCTATTACGGAGAGCAAATTTTACAAAACTGTGTGTATTTGCTACAATACTTTCTATCGGATCTAACGTCTCTCTGCCGCTGCCCTTCGCATGTTTTATCATAGAAGTCTGGTTTGCGAATGTGGTTTTAGCTTTCTTTCCCGTCCGACCTTCGTTGTCCATAGCTCTGTAAAAAGGAACATAGTTTGGGTACATATCTTTAAACTTTTTCGCTTGCTGCTTGCTCAATCCTCCGGATTCGACAAGCAGTTTTAAAAGGTTTTTCTGGTATTCATAAAGCTTCTCAGCACTTTCCTTGAACCCCGGGTATCTTTCTTCATACTGCCTTATGATTTTAGCTGCTTCCTCTTCGTCCTTGATAAGACTTTCAAGCTCCTCATCTGCAAAAACTCTTTTACCCTGTTTCGCCCATTCCGGAGCATGTCTTGCTTTTAAATATGAGTTGAAGTCGGCGCGCTCTTTTTTGTCAGACATGTTCACTTTCTTCAATGCTTCCGCCAAAGATCCGCCTATCTTATTTCCTTCCAAATCAACAAAGGCTTCTTTTGTAATGAACGATGCTATACTGTCGGCACGACGGCTGTTGAGCATTAATTTATATGCGTCCGCGTTTCCTCCTATTTTTTTGCCTTCGCTTTTTTGAACGTAATCCATAACACGCTTTACAGGATACAAATCGTCCTCTATATGTTTCAAAGCCCATGCTGCTTTGTCACTCAAAGACGCTCTATTACGCTTCTTTACTTCTTTTTTTCCGACTATAGTGGCGTTGATCTTTTCGAAAACGTTTTTTGATTTATAGCTCTCTATCATACCTTTCAATTTTTCAATCTTTTTGGAATTAGTTTCCCCTATACTTTCAAAAAAGTCATTGGAAAACTCCGGAGCGTTTTCAGTACTCTCGCCGTTAAGATACATTCTTATAAATTCAGCGACTGCTTCACCTTTTTGTTCATTTTTTTGATATTGTCCCAAAAAATCCGCATCACAAAGCTCTATAGCCTCATTGATATGCGCACTTGATGATATCTTATATTTCTTATCAAGATAGTGTCCTAATTCATGTGAGATCGCATTTATATCATTTGCAACCCTTGTACGTATAGTTTCAGCCTTTCCTTTGAAAACTCCTGCGGCGTTTGCCGCTCTGTAGTTTCCTACATTGATTGGAATGCCAAACATATCTCCTGCGTACTTTACTATGTCTCCTATTTTGACATCATTTTTTTCACCTGTTGCAGTTTCTTTGGTTTTTTGAGCAAAATTTGTTCTGAAATAGCTTTCGTTTGACGGGACTTTATAAAAGCGGTCTCCGGACGGCGTTTCAAAGCTTGTGACAAATGATTCCTTGTTTAAAAGCTCCCCTATTATTTTCTCCGTACCGTTATCTGTAGGAATAAAATATCTCATCATATATCTTACTCGCATTGAGAACAATCCATGCTTTTTAAGAGAATCTATGAGCCTAATATCAGGCGTTTCTTTAAACGTAAGCTCATATGTATCAGAACCCATTACAGATGCAGGACGCAAGGTTATGCCGTTTGTGAGTCTTACTGACGTTCCTGCCCTGAGCTGCTCTATTATATCCTTAACGTCTTGTGCTTTACTTTCCTTCGTGCGCGGCGTGTCCACTCCAAGCCTCTTTAAAACGGTTTCGATCTGAGACGGTCTTATATCTCGTCCTATAAGTATATTCCCATCGTCTGTAAGAACACGGTATACTCTTACGTTTCCGCCGGGCAATTTATCCCATATCGGAAGAACTGAGCCTGAGATCAAATGCTTTTTGGACACTGTGAATTCCGGAATCTCATTTTTATTCTTATCCCAAAGAACTCTTGCTTCTTTTTCGTTTATTTTAATAAGTTTCTTTTTTAGGAGACTTTCGCCGCTCAAGCTTCTGTACCGAACTCCTCCGGGGGTTAATACTCTCGCTCTTAACTGTATAGAGCCATCTGCCGATGTAACGCTTGATGTTTGAAACATTGCGGACACTTTTCCGCTTTCAGTCTTAAAAAAGCCTAAAAAATTCTTATCATCTGTATTTACTTCGTCAAATTCATGCTTGATAAGCTTGTTTTTGACATTCAATTCATAATATTGTGTTTTCGCTCCGCTGTTTTTATCCGTATAGACATCTTTAACACTCCCGATTGTTATGCTGTCAGCCTTATAATTTTCAAGCCCGCGTTCAAGTGTCCCATCAGCTTCGGCTTTTTTTGTCTGCTCCCTGAGTAAATCGGAAAATGCGTCAAATACGGCGTTTTGCTCATCGAATTTAAGTATAAGCAGTCTGTTGAGAAAACGTGAAATATTCCTCAGATCATCGGAAGTGTTTTTTATTGCTCCATATTCGTCAAGAAGACTATTTTTAATTCCAAGCTTTTCAATAATATCTATCCCGTCAATTCCGGATATTGTCCCATTGGCAAGCTTGGTATAAAATATCGCCAAAGTATCTCCGGCAATACCGTTTTCAAGATTGTCTTCGGAGTTAAAGATTCCCTGAGAACCTGCCTTACTCAAACCTTTTGTCAAAGCTCCCAGCTGAGAAAGTCTCTTGGCTATAGTAGAAATAAATCGAGACTGTCCCTTTGCGTCCGTTGTCACAAGTTTAAATACAGGAGCGCTTGATTCGTTTGAACGGTGTGTTCGACCAAATCCCTGAACGGCGCTGTCTGCTTTCCAGCCGGCTTCAAGCAGATAATGAATTCTTCTCTGCTGATTTTCGGCATTTCTGTCAGCATGATATGATTTTCCCGTTCCGCCTGCCTGTGAGAATATCATTATTCTCTTGCGTCCGTTTTGAAAAGCGTCAACGTCAGCTTCCTTGCTTGCTGCGCTGCGTTTTTCCTGTACACGTTTTCCTTCTTTTTCGACAATTCTCATTGAACGTCCCGTATTTTCTGCAACTATGTCCGTCCCGAAATGATTTATTATCATATCTATAGGCGAATCCGGCATTTTTATAGATGCTATCTTATCAAGAAGCTCTTCACGCATCCTGACGGCTTCCTTGTTTAAGACAGGTTTTCCATGGGAATCATATACGGGGTTATAACTGATATTTCCTTTTTCATCCTTAACAGATTGATGCTGAATGACCGGAAAAGCATTTTCAAGATACGACATAATCAGCTCACGCGGAGTAAGATCCATATCCTCAAGGCTTAATCCTTCGTCCTTTATACGTTCAAGTTCCTTTTTCTGAGCGGCTTCCTTTGTAGAAGTAAGCTGTATTACGGCGCTGTGTCCTTTTTTGAGTTCTTTTTCTATGTCCTTTATAATGCTTGGGGTCTGCATCGATGTAAGTACGGTATTAAAGAACCTCTGCTGTGAACTCCAAAATACCGAAAGCGCATTTGAACCCTTTAAATATTCCGTTGCTTTCAAAGCGTCATTCGTGTGCTGAAATATAATCTGCCATGCCTCCGCCAAAGTGTCATATGTTTCTTTCTGCTGCTTTGTGAGCTTATGAATAAGCCTGTCATATTCAACACCGTCATAACTTATGTTTCTGGATAAATACATGCCCTGAGCCTTCATATTCTGCGCTACAAGCTCCATTGCGGCTATTCCTCCGGAAGATACTTGTGCAACGAAGTCGTCACCGTTTCGGAATGCCGTACCTTCTCCCCAAAGCCCGAGACGTTCGGCATACCTGAGATTTGATACGTCCGTTGCTCCGGTGGCTGAGGCATATACTATTCTTGCGTTTGGAAGCTCCTTTTGAAGCTCCAGCCCCGCCAGAGCCATTGCACTTGGCTTGGTTCTTCTTCTTGTGCCTTTTTTTGAAACTGCGTTGCCCATTTTATGCGCCTCGTCAAAAACAATAACTCCGTCATAGTCCTTTCCAAACCAATCTACTATCTTTTTGAAATTCGAGTTCTCTTCGGTATATCCCTTTGCTAATGAACTGTATGTTGCAAATAAAGTTCCGTCTTGAATTTCCAAAGCCTTATCTGCCGCGCGTCCTCCCTTAAACAGTTCCACATTCGCATCTGTTCCGTGAACCGCGCCTATATCACGCTTGGCGTCGGAAAGAAGGCTTTTGTTAAAGCTTATCCATAGTGATTTTTTTCGTCCGTTTCTTCTTGCGTCCTCTATTATTCCCGCAACTGTTCTTCCTTTTCCGACTCCCGTTCCGTCTCCTATAAAGAAGCCCCTTCTTTGTCCGTTTGGCATTATTTCCTCAAAACTCTGACCGGCTCTTGATACGGCTTCGAGCTGAACATCAGATAATATACCGTCCTTTATGACGTTTTCCGGAAGATTCGGCTTATAGGTTATATCCGGAGCTTTTACCGCGGACATTGCCGCGCTTTCACATATGGGGGATGGGTGTTTCTTTGCACCTTCCACTTTCAAAGGAGGTACGGTGTATTCCTCATACAGACTGTCGGAAAGCTCTTTTACAGCCTTTTTCTTGCCTATATCATTTTTTGTTATCTCTTTTAATCCATTTTCAGGCTTGCTTCTGATATCGTCTGATACAGGTTGTTTATCAGCATTTCCGTCAACTCCTCTATTGTTTTCGTCTCCGCTATTTCTTTCGCTGCTGTCTTCTCTCTCTCCGCTGCCAATCTGCGGTATTTCTCCAGCGCCTTCTTGCTCTTTTCCATTTCGTCCACTTCCTGTGAACTCGGTATCGGGAGATTCAAAAGATACATTCTCTGCGTTATTACCTCCTCCGCGAACAGATTCATCGCCAGTTCTTTCAGTTCGCTCATTACCCCTGCCATTATCCCGTTCGGATCGTACATCTTTATTCCCTCTTCCAAGACTTGTATCAGATACAGTTTCGTCTCCTTCGGCTGTATCCGTTCTTGTTTCAGGAGCTTTTTCGCGTGCTGTTCTTCCGGGGCTTTGTTTTCTTCCTGTATTTCCTCCATTCTGCGCTTCCTGTATTCCTGCATTTGTGCTCTGAGGTCTCTCATTCGTTATATCCTCCCTTATTCCGTTCAATTCTCCTTTATTAAGGTCGTTGTATAAATCCTCAATTTTCTCATACTCTTTTGTTATAACAGGTTCTTTGGTTGCTCCGGTTTTATCTATTACAATAATACGTATACCGAAATTTGTTCCGTATTTATTATAATTCTTTCCCGATACTCCTAAATTTGCGCGAACATTATACCGTGACTTAATATCCTTCCACCACGTTTGGAATGATTTAGCATCATCTGTCATGCCGCGCCCCGTTATAGCTATAAGTCTACCACCGTTTTTAAGGATTTTCAAGCCCTCTTCTATATGTTTTGAAGCAATTTTATTATTTTTTATATTTCTTGAAGCTGAACTCGAAAACGGAGGATTCATAACTACTCTGTCGGGGGCTATTTCATTGCCTAATATATTATCAAGCTGTTCTGCATTTTCGTTATAAAAACCATCGAACGGGAGATGTTTAAGAATCTCTAATCTTCTTTTATCAAGCTCGTTGCAGTATACTTTTGCGCCCTCTCTTTTTGCAAATACCGCTATTCCGCCTATTCCGGCTGAAGGCTCTAAAACAGTGTCACCGTCAGAAATGTTTGCCGCAAACGCCGCTGTCATAGCAATAGCGGGAGGTGTAGAGAACTGCTGAAACTCATCTGTGCGCCCGCTTCTGTTGGACTGTACAGGCAAAAGGCTCTCCAGCTCCAAAGCGTCTTTTATTGTAAATTTATCCTGTTCTAAAATATATTGGTTTACTCCCAGCTCCATAGCGTCATAAGCGTCTTTGACCTCATAGCTGTTATTGCCAAGTGTTCCTCCGTATGCTTTGTCGCTCAGTTCTCTTAACTGTGAGCCTGTGAATTTTTCTTTCTTGTTCAGCAAATCTTTTACCCCGTCCGCTATTTCCTGTGACGGAGTTTTTAAAGACTCCGGAACAGTTTCGTCAGGTTCGGGTTTTGAGTTTTGCTCTTTTTCCGAAGTAGACATGGTATTACTATCAGTATCAGTTGAAGTGGTGTGTTTAGATGGTATTTCTCCACTGTCCTCCGAATGATTCTTCGGGGTTTGCACATCATTTCTATTGGCATCAATATTATGAAGTTTAGTGTTATAATCATCTATAACCTGAGCTTTTGCTTTTTCTTTCCCGGTGTTGTCAATCGCCGCACCTGTTTCCGATATGTTCGTTTTCTGTGACGTATCAGTGCTTGTCGGAAGTTCAGTTTCTGTATTTGTTGCTTCGGTTTTTTCGGCAGAGTGGGAGATATCTATATCAGATGCGTCCGTCTGTACTGCTGCGCTGTTTTTGTTAAATCCGATAGCATTCAGCGCGTCTGTTGTGATCGCCGTAGCAATCTCCGGCAAAACCTTATTTTTTGTCGTCCCGTCAAACATTTTTACTTTACCGCCACCAGATGCGGGAACGTATGTATTGGAATATATAATATCTGCCGCGTCAAGTGCGCTCTGCCACAAACTTTCATATTCCGAGTATCCCGAATCCGGATTATCGGTGATCGCTCTTGCATTGCTATATACCTGAGCTATATACGGAGTAAATGTCTTTTTGGATATCTCCGCCTCGTTGAGTGCGTACTCGCCGCCGCTGTAATATTCGTTAACCGCATTTTTAACAGCGTCTTGGTCTTCCTTGAGCAATGATTTTATATTGATATCCGGCACGTTTCCGCTTGCTCTAAATATCCTGTAGTCGCTTGCGTCCGAGAAGTCTCCGTTACTCATAAGCTGTATTTGCTCGTCAAGAGATGAAGTGTCCGCATTATTACCATACAACAGTCTTGCACTGTTTGACATACGCTGTGCGGCATTTATAAGATAACTTTTAAATTGGTTTGAATATTCATTAAAAGCCTGTGCTTCGCGTGTCGCGTTCGGGTCTGCTTCAAATGGGTTTGCCCCGGTGCGTAAATTTTCTATAAGAGCGTTCGGAACGTCTATTATATCAGAGAGCCATTTATATGAATTGTTATTAGCCGCTTCTCTGTTTAATGCAAACGCTTCTGCATAATCAGAGAATGTTTCCGCACTAAAGCTTGGTGCAGTAGAGGAAAGCGCCTTCGCGTTTGCCTTGTAAACACGCATTTTTGCCGCGTCTGTCGCCGATTTTCCGTCCGGGACAGTCTGCTCCGTAAGATTTTTAATAAAGTCACTGGCTTTTTTGCCTGAAATATTTCCACCAGCGGACTGGTTAACACTGTTTGTAAGGTTCTTTAATACTGCGGCGGTTTCTTCTATATCGTATTCGGAAGCTCCAAGGTTTCTTACAATATCCGTTTCACTCTGTGATTCGTTATTAACTGTTGAATTATTCCTTTCAACACTTATATTATCCGGATTGATATGAGTATTTGTAATATCCTGTGTAGTCAAGGAAACTCTCGAATTCGGTATATTAATTTGTATCGGATTTTTTGTTGCCGCTCCGGAATTTACAGGTGTAGCCTGAGAGCTGTCTGCCTGCTTTTGCTTAGGGGTATCTGATTTTTTAACATTGCTCTGGACGTTTTTAGCATGGTTTTTAAGTACTGTATCGGTTACTGCATTCATCGCTGTTTTGGGTGCGCCCAGAACACCGCCCGCAATTGCTCCTATACCGAACTCAGTTGCACTCCTCAATGGATTGATTACCGCGCTGTCGTCTGTTGTTGAGAAAAAGTCTTCTTTTGACATGCGTCCGGCTGCATAATTAGCCAATCCGTTTTGGACAATACTTTGTACAACTTCTTCCTGTCCTTCTTCTGCTGCTGATTTTGCCCAATCAAGCACACTTTTTGTCAATGTTTTCTTGCCTTTTTGGGAAACTAAATCTTCTACACCCCCGATTTCCACTCCGGAATTAATAAGTCCCGCAATCGTTCCGGCTGTCCTTGCAAGAGCTTCGTCCTTAAGCGTATACTGTTCTCCTTTGCTTTCTTTTTCCTTTTTCGCATTTTCTTCTGCCTCATCGATTGTAGGACCTAAAATTGTAGCCGCTGATGACCAAAAGGAAGGATTTCTTAATATTGTTTCAAAAATCCCTGCACTGTTTCCAAGTGTTGACGCTCCTCCGGTTGATGCCGCAGCAAGTACATTCGGAATCATTTGTCCTGCCGCATTTACTATTTCTCCGCCTACTGAATTTAATCCCATACCTGTTTTTTTTGTGAGCCATTTGTTAAATTTATTCTCGCTTGCAAGGTCGGCTCTTTGGTTAACTTCCTGCTGTGCATTGGTAATACTGTCAGTAGCCTTTATATAAGAATCAACACCCTTTGAAGCATAATCCGTTACACTGCGGATCTCCTTCATTTTTTCCGGGTCTCCTCCGGTTGCGTAATATTTTGCAAGGTCGGTTAGTTTCTTCAAAGGCTCGATGATAACGTTATCGGCTGTTCTTGCCGCGGCATTTCCTACCGCCGCCACCGCTCCTTTAACATTTTTTGCGATTTTTTCTGAAGAAGAGGGCTTATTCTCTTTTGCTTTTTGCACTGCTGCTTCATAAGCTTTTTCTTTTTCCTGCTTTGCCAAAGCTTCCTCAGCCTCTTGCTTTGCGCGTACTTCCTCAGTAGCATCTTTTTGTGCTTTGTATTGCGGAATACTATCAAACTTTTCAAGAGTTCGTCCGCGCATTGTTTGACCGCTGTCCTTTGCTGCCATTATGCGATTTTTGGTCATGCGTTCTACGTTATTTATAGGCTGATACCATTCAAGCTGACCGTTTTTAAAAGCTTTTAAACCATAGTATGTAAGTCCGCCGTAGGAATTACCTTCATCGTCCTTGACAAGGTATAGTTTTTCTCTTGCCTCGGCGTCTGTTATAACTCGTCCCATATACTATCCTTTCTGCCGGGGAACTGATCCCCGGCATATCTTATTATTTTTCCTCCAAGTAACCGTCAGAGTTGATTTGATAATTATCAAGTAAATCCGGTGCTATTCCGTTAGTTCTTAGTATATTTTTGTAATCCTCCATGCCAAGCCCGTATCCGCCGCCGTATTGTTTCATCATTTCAATAAGATCAGATTGAGATATATCGTCATTAGTATTGTTGATATGGTCGTTTATAAATTGCTGTGCCGAATTGCTTATACTGCTGGACGAATTTTGCTCGGTTGCGTTACTTGAAGACTGGTTTGATGTCGATACAGTGCTGTTTAAGGCTTTATTATACGCATCATATGATACTCCATATGTACCGTCACTGTTGATTTTAAGCTGTCCTCCGCCTTGGATTGCCGCTGTAATCAATTCCGCTGCTCGTTCTTTATCCGCTTCGTTTCCCGATGCCTGCAAACTCATTATATTATAATCAAGCTCTGCCCGTTTGTCGGCACTCAATGTATTATACTGACGTGCTTCTTCTTCAAGCGTCTTCACTCCGAGATCGTAGTTGAGCTGATTTGCTTGACGTTGTGTCTGTGCCTCAGTATTTGCAATATTTTCTTGTGACTCTGCTGAGAGCTTTGCCAGATCGTAAGCACTCTTTCTGTCCTTATCAGCCTCAATCACCGCGTTCGAATCAGGCTGCTTGCTATATGGTGTAGGTTGTCCGAAGTATCCCGTGTTTGCATACTGTTTCCATTTATCCATTCCGGTCTTCACGATTCTCGCATATCCCAGATATTCATTATCCTGTTCAATTGCGTTTTTCTCTTCTGTTGAGATATTCGGGTCTTTCAAACGCTCATTATTGGCATTTATTCTTGCCTGATAGTCAATGTCCGGCGATTTTAAAGTACCATCGCTGTTAAGATACGGATTATTCATGTTCATTATTTCATCGCTTATCTTGCCTGTAAGATTAGCATATGATTCATTAGCCGCGATTCTCGTTTGAGTATCCTGAGCTTTTATATTGGAATCATTCAGTTTTGTAGTATCGTCTGCCTGCTGCTGTTTTATACCTCTGTCTGTTCTTCCGTTTGCGGCATTTTCGTATAATTCTGCGTTCTGCTTGCTGTATCCGCTTACTGTATTCGCTGCGTTTACTAAGTTTTGTATATATGCGTTATATGCGTCAAGCACAGCTTTTTCTGCTTCATTTTTGTGAGCATATTTTACCCTTGCCGCCTGAGCCGCTGAGAAACTGTCCATTCCTCCAATATTACCACCGTAATTTGCCGTAAGTGCCCTGCTGGCTGCCTCGCTTCCTGATAGATTGTATTGCTCATATATATTTTTTGCTACATCGCTTTGCTTGAATTCGCTCAATCCCATATCCGGAGAAGCCAATAATTTATTTAATGCTTTTCTGGCTGATTCTGCTTCCGCGAGTGAGCCTTGCTGATATTCATTAATATTCGTTGCGCCGGTAGATTGAACAAGCTTATCAAAAGCGTTATCAAGTGTGTTTTCATCATAATATGACACTCCATTTATAATCTGTGATGGAGTTCCGAGCACTTGTCCGCCGACAGTAGCGCTTTTCATACTGTCATCCCAGCCTATGTATTTATCCATATCGGATTGAGAATATCCGTATTTCTCGCCTCGTGAATAAAGATATGGTCGTGTCGATACTAAACCTTTATTCGAGTTAGTATTATTGTTTCCTATACTCGAAAGAGAACCGTTCGAGTTTGCTGTTGTGGTATTTTGAGTAGTTCCGGATTTTGAAGTTGTCGGTGCAGGAGTAGTAAAATCTATATCCGCTCCTCCGGAAACAAGTGTATTTCCTATTTTTACTCCCTTATTGGGATCAGTCTTTCCTGTAACAGTCACGCCGCCGGAAACCTTTACTCCGTTTACTGTATCTTTCAGCCCGTCCCAGTAAGCATTGTTATAGGTGTTTCCTTTATTTTTGTATTGTGAACCAAATGCCATTATGTCATCCTCCTTGCCGTCAAGTAATCACTTCTGCTTGACAAACTGCTTATTTTTACAACATCACCTGTGCGCGGAGCATGAAGATACTGTCCATCGCCTATGTACATACCTACATGATGAGGATCGGAAGATGTCCCAAAGAATACAAGGTCTCCCGGCTGTAATTGGTCTCTTGATACTGCACGTCCTTCTTTTATCTGGTCGTATGTAGTTCTGCCGATATTTATTCCGTTCTGTTTATACACATACTGCATAAGTCCAGAGCAGTCAAAGCCGTCAGGTGAAGTTCCTCCCCATACATACGGAGTACCGAGGTATTTTTTTGCGCTGTTTACCAGCGAATTCCCTCCTGAGCTTGAATTGGATGCGCTGCCGCTTGACGCTTGCGATGTTGTGCCGCTGCCGCTTGACAGCAGCCCCCCACTCTTTAAATCATTGTACAGGGTTTTCATTATGGAAGTGACTGCCGGCGTCCACGATGACGAAATACTTCCGTCATCGTTATATGCGTATCCTGCTCCGCCGGGATTATTTCCGGTACCCACCTGAGAAATAGTCTTTGCTCCATAGCCGTCATAGTAATCTTTCATAAAGTTTGTTGCAAACTGAGCGGCTCCGCCGCCGCCCAGTGAATTATATTTTTGTGCATTCCCCGAAGGATTGTCGTTCGTTGCGCCATATCCCCAGATATTATTACCTATGGGATATTTGCCCCAACCGCTTTCCTGTGCTCCTATTGCAAGCATGGCAAGCGCGCTCATTCCGCTTTGCTGTTGCGCTTCATATATTGCTTGAGCGTCATTAGGAGTTAATACTTTTGAACCGGAAAAACGTTTACTTATAAGCGTTTGTATCTGGTTTACTGTAAGCTTCGGCAGCTCTGTTTTTATATCAAGATTGCCTAAATTATTTTCGTCTACTACCTGATTTGTGTTTGCACCGGAGTTGCCTAACGAGTCGAACGAAGAAGAATTGTTTTTCGTCAGTCTTGAGCGGATATTTTGAAGACTGACCTGATTTGAACTGTTTGAACTGTCTGTCTCCACATTTTTAGGCTTTAACCCTGTTGCCCGAGTGATATATTCTTTTGTTTTTGAAACTATATTAGAGTTGTCAAGCAAGCCTTGATAATCGATGTGTTTGTTTGCCAATTCTCCGTTTCTCTTTAAAAACGGATTATAATTAGAGCCTGTGTTTAAGGCTCTATTCCATTTATCGGAATATGAATTAGGACTATTTGTTGCCATTGTTTTATTTGTATTTAACAATGTTCTTGCTGTTGTTTGTGTCTTTTCCGCTGCCTTTTCCTGCTGTGTTGGTATTTTTCCAAACACTCTGTTTTGCGTTAATTTTGCGTCCCAGTCACTGTAATTCATGTTATTATATTACCTCAATTTCAAATTCTCAATCGCTCGCATAAACATTGTACACCATCTCAAGTCCTTATCGTCCAAGCCCAGACCGTCACCCGTACCCTGAACAATACCGTTATCCACGCACCACTGCACGCCCTCATGCGCCCACTGTGGCATATTCTCATCTATGTAGTTATAAATCATAGGCTTAGAATCTGCCAGCTCCGTTTTTATGTCAGTAACAATCTGGTACAGCCTTGTCAGGCTATTATCAATTGCGTCCATGCGTTCTTTTTCTTCAATAGTCATCTCAGTATCCTCCTTGTTTAAAATATCCTTATAATTCTTCAGCTCATCAAGCGGAAACTTTTTTCCCGGACAATCGCTCGAACCTATTTCCCTGTGTCCCACAATTTTAGCATTGGGATAATAATTTGTCTTCAAATAATCCAACAGCTCCGCTATAGCTGTTTTCTGCGCTTCAGGCATTGTTTCGGTCATATACGCACCCTCGGCGCATATGCCTATCGAACAATCATTCTTACCTTGCACATGCGCACCCATAGCCCAGATAGGTCTGCCGCGGTATACCGTACCGTCCTTTCGCACGAAAAAATGATACCCTATACCGCTCCAGCCGTTAGCCTTGTGCCATTCATCTACTTGCGCCGCCGTACAGCGCGTGCACTCCGCATGATGAAGCGCTATGTAATCAGTGCGGCTTCGTCTGGACAGTCCGCCGTTCCAGTGCCAGTCTGTTTCAATTATGTTCATTTTGCTGCTCCTTTACAATATCCTTATACTTGTCACCTTCAATAGCAGCCTCCGTAAAGCTGTTGTTTTTCCACCATGCCGCCAATGCTGAACCTATCGTAAATAGCATTGTAATAAAATCGTTTACCTGCTCGTCCTCTATTGGTATTATCTTATACCCAAGCATAGACAACACCTGATTTACCAACGCCAAAACCAAAACGACCGTTCTTGCTATTGTTCCTGATGATATTTTCATTTTCCTTCCTCCTCAAAATCATGTACTTCTATCCTGTCTTCTTTTCTGTTAGGCAGCTGCATATACCGTTCACGTATACCGTCCATAACGCCGTTTAATCCTAACGCATGATAATTCTGCCACATATTCTCAAAATTATCTTTCGCATAAATCTGTGCATACCCCTTATCCTTAGCTTTATTGAATTCACTTATCATCTGCGCCCTTAATAATGCCTGTATGCCCTTCTTTGTTGCCTTAGCCTGTATATCATTTTCCTTTACGCGTCTATATAAATGTGTCCACAGCAACACACATATACTCGGCACACCTAACATCATTAATATCTCATACCATGTCACTATTCAATACCTCCATCATTAAATTCATTTTCTTCCGCCGGGATCTCCACGTATTCATACGACTGAACTATTTCCGTATCTGTTTCCGTATATACGGCTGTTATGTAATACCCTTCGCGCTCCTCCGGATATTCCGCTGTAGTCATCGGCTTATAGCCCAGCTGCCGCAATGTCGTTTCCGTAGGGTTTACATATACACGCCCGTTATGGCGTATATAATCCCCTGTAAACGCTTTAAATTCTCCGTTGACCAATTTACCAAACTGCAAATCAATTCACCTCCTCCGGCTTGCTGGCATAGTATTTGGCTGTAATTGCACTCGGTGCTATTACTGTATCTGCTGTAATTACTGCTGTGCCGCTCCACAATGACGGCATAGCGTCCCAATCTTGCAGGGCTGTTATGTCGGTGGTTATGGGATTTAATAATGGCATATAGCACTTTGATCCTTCCAATATACCAGATACACTCGCGGCGTCCGAAGCGATAAGCTTAGAAATACATACATACAACAACGATGGATTTCCGCCGAATCCTATACTGTTACCGTTAAGGTCGCTGTAAGAATTCCTTCTAAATGGCAATTTATCACATACTATACTTGTATCCTTTTTCATACCCATAGTGTTAAAATTATAATTTACAACATAATACGAACTATAGTTATCGTTAGAATATGATGTTTGCACCGCCTGCATATTAGTTAATACAAAATCTCCTATGTTATTTGTTAATGTAGCCGTCTTATTATCAAAATCCAAAACAACTGTATCCGCTGTATCGCCGACCTTCGCCAACTGCTGCGGTGTATATATATTAAATGTCTGTGGTTCGCGATACGGCTCATATGCAGGCATTGTTTCAGCGGTGTATGCGCCCTCTATTAGCATAATATCTAACGAATCAAATATTTCATCTAATAACGCTGTTTTAGGATGTATAGATATATATTTTAATTCAGATGTACGAATCGGTGCACCATTAAATATCCCATTGTCAATCAGCCATGTAACGCCTCCAGTAGCATCCATACCGTTTTTTGAATACCCCAAATATAACTCTTCAGGAATACTTTTACCTTCTTTGAGTTTTAATTGTAATGTCGTTGTTCCTTCTACAGGTATTTTAAAATGCTTATATATGCCCGCATCGCTAACCCAATCGTTTTCATTATTACTCAATAGATTTATACCGGTCATAGTCAACGGTACTTTATATCCATACGGCTCATACGCTGGCATTGTTTCGGCGGTGTATGCGCCTTCTATTAGCATGAATCCATGAACCTCATACGATTTCAATGTATTTAATTTTGTTGTTGATACTACCGCAGAATTAAATAAAATCTCAAAATCTGTAGTTTCATCAGTTGTAAATGTTAATATTGTAGATGATGATGTAGCCGCATAATAATTATTGAATCCCGTGGTATTAAATGTAGAATCAATATTACTTGATTTATATATTCTGAAATATGGGGTATTTCTTGTTATTGATGTACCGTCTTTGTAATTCATCACCGCATGATCATACATCATTGTATATGTTGTATTCGGCTTTAATTGAATTGGCGCTAACATTCTACACTGGTTATAAAATGCAGTATTTTTAACAAATCGTATAACACCATTTTCAAAATGTATAGAATCAGAGGTATTAATTCCACTCATTATATCATTCCAATTTATATTTTGTACATCAAACAAATTCACCGTCCTATCCCCGCACATCTGAATTTGAACCGGATTATCCGGTGTCGGCGTGCCGTCCTGTACAGCATTCCCGTCAACCGTCATCGATACAGGCTGTCCTGCCGTGCAGTCGGTCAGCGTGACCGGATAACCCGACACGGTACGCAAATATCCCCTGAATTTGCCGCTGCGGTTCAATGTCCATATCTTGCGCCGCAAATATTGATTCATACTCCTGCACCCCTCGCTACAGCATTAACGTTTACGCCATCATACCATACGCCTATATTGTACCGCCGTGACGCTACGGGTATAAATACGCCGTCTATCACATCATCACCACTCCATTCGATTGTGTCGGGATACACTGCCTCAGCTGCCGTTGTACCTGATGTGAATACGATATACGCCGCGTAATCGTCCGGGATTTCCTCCGGCAGTGTAATAGTGACTGACGTTACCTCGCCGCAGCGGTATTCTGTATTGTTATCCGGCGTAATTGCTGCCGTGGTTTCTGTTATGGTGGTTATGTTTGTGATTAGTCCTGCACTTGAATTTCCGCTATTATTTCCATAGATTTTCATATATTAATCCTTTCCAACAACTATTTTACCCGATCCGATACTTTTAATATATAAATCCTTTCCGGTGCGGAATCCGGCTAATGAATATCCGGACGGAAGCGTGATACATTGTGTAACTCCGTCATTCTCCGTAAAATCATTTTCTCTTCCTGCCAAAATCTCACCATCAGTCTGATTACTTATAGTTACACTTCCGGCTAATAAAAGAGAAAAATGATAAATTTCTTGCGGTATTGCGGTTACAGTAACTACATTGGAAATTGTTATATCTTTCATATTAATACTCCTTAAAATCAACGCGTTATTTTTATATTGCTTTCCGGTGTAGCGAATTCTATCCAGCCGGAAATACCAGTAAAATTCTGAGGACTGCTCTCCGGTAATTCAACAACCCAGCCTGTTGAAAATCCTCCGGACTGTTGATATCGTGAATTTGCTCCGATAGGCATATCATCTATCACATTCGGATTATCCGAATCAACAGTTAATAAAAAATTATAGTCCAATAGCCTTACCGGATAGTCCTTCGCCAAAAAATTCTTATATGGTATGTAATATAGTTTTTCCGAGAATATACTTCCTGATGTACTGCTTTTATCCTCGTCTGTAAATGTATATTTAAATGCCCATCTCCAAACAGGCGTGCCATCTACCCATGTTCCTATCTTGACAGGTGTTGAACTGTATTCCATTAAATTCTGAAAATTCTCTGGAAGTCTTTCTTCTGGTATCTGACCATCTTCATTAAGCAATTGATATCGTTTTATTTGAAGTGTGCCATCATTAGGGTTTGTTCCTGCCCCTATCTGAATAGAGTTGTAGCCGGTTGCTTTAGCATTTTGTCCAATTGCAATTCCTTCTGTTGCTTTAGCATTATATCCAATCGCAGTCGCATCTATTGCTTCAGCCCCAGGACCAACAGCAACAGCGCGACCAGTACTGGTTGAACTTGAACCGATAGAAAGTCCGCCGTCAACGCTTTTAGCTGAACCGCCTATAGCGGTACCGCTTCCCTCTAATACTTTCGCCGTTTTACCTATAGCTACACCGCTTGATGATGCAGACGCTCCATTTCCTCCTATAAATCCGCCTCCCTCTGTCTGTTTATCAGCTTTAGTATTCAATGTGTCGGTCAGTAGCTTTATTGTATCGGTGTATGCTGTTTGCATTTCTGAAATTACTTCCAATTCCCCATCTTCAGGGTCTGCGCCGCTTACTGTGTATTTTGTAAGCATGCAAAGATATTTCTTCCCCTTTTCCATAAATCCGCCGTAAACTATATATCCAATCTCATCATTATATAATAATAATTGGTTGTCTTTAATTTCTTGATTTTTATTTCCTACTGTTATACCTGTCGAATCATCATCGTAATCCAATACAAACAGTCTGTTTAGCTCTATATCATTGAAACTGATACGCATTGTACCTAATGATCCGGTAGTCATGTCGCTTGCTCTATATTCATATGTTTTTACAGCAGTTTTAAGCGTTTTGGGAGTGACTGGCTTACGTTCTTCCGTGCCTGCATTTACTTCTGTCTGCGTTGCGGGATTTATTCCTATCTGCCCTTCAGAATCGCGTGATATGCCCCAATCTTGACGTACATTAACATAGGTTATACCGTTTTCAGAATTTACCGCAAGTCCGCTGTTATTCTTTCCGTCATATGAGGAAAGTCTTATAAGTCCCGCATTTTCTGTATCTGCATAGTCTGTTTTATCGGTTTTACTCTCGAGCTTTTCAGATACTGCCGTAATATCATGCTTAAATGCCAACTCGACCCAGCCCACCGGCGTACCGACAGTACCATCGGGCTGTAATGAAGAATTGGCGGGCTTATCGTTGTATATATATAGATGGTCCTTTTCTGGCTTAAAGCTTGAAGTATCATATAGATACCTCATGCTTCCGCCCTTGTATTCTTTTCCAAGTTCCTCAAATTCCGTAGCCTCAAACTCTGGAATTTTACTAAGCTGTTGTTCGTTGTCCTTTGATATTGTCAAAGCCTCTTTTGCTTTTTGTATGGCTTCACCGACTGTTTTCAATGACAGCTCGTCAAAATCATCGGGGATTTTCTGTATACTCAAATTATCCAAAGCAGACACCTCAATTCATAATTATTCTTGCAACAAATCTCGCTGGATTTTCACCGCTGTTTACCACTTTAATACCTCGGCAGCATTTGTTTATTTGATAGTTAGGGCGTATCTCTGCCCATAGAGCGTCAGGATCATTGACGTTTCTACATAGTGTGCCGTAAACTGTAACTTTATTATCCGACTGCCAAGCTATATCGTTTACACCTCTTTTATTCGGTGATGGTATAGGGAAGCTTATAATCGCGCTGTCTCCTTTGTTTATTTTTATATCGATATTGTAATCAAAAGCGTTTGTACCGCTGTTTATAAAACGAAAACAATCTGCCATATATCCTCCTTTTTTACATCTCAAGCAAATTATTTAATGTATCCGCTATTTTTATAAAATAAATTCCTCGGACAAAATCATACTTTTTTACCACATTATATAATCTTTTATCGCCTATCGCATTTGCACAACGCAATAAATTATTAAATCCTACTGCTATAAGTGCACTCTTGTTATATTTTATCAGGGAATTATTAATTCCTTTTTTTATATCAGCATTCTCATCATGAAAAGCCACATAAACATCGTATACCCATAAACAAAAGGCATTATATCTATTGGCTGATAACGCCTTAAAGTCTCCTCCGCGCCTAAAAGCCTTCAACTCTGATTCTGTCCATTCCCATTTATCCGGCAAATCAGCACTAATTGAAAACTCTAAGCTTGTACGTGTAGAATATAGATCATCATCCCAACCGTCTATAATATTATCGTTGGACGAAGCTATACTTCCGTTGCCGTCTCCGGGTAAGACACACCAAGCATAAGCAACATACTCACCCTTATCAAGCATAAGCTTTCCAAATACATCTTTAAGAGAAAACACGTATCCGTTATCATCGCCCTCTTTATACTCCCTGCACATTATTGCCGGTGTATCAAACTCATTAAGCATATCAAACGCCGTATATCCGTTTATATCTTTGGCGTATGCCATTTGAAGCAGAGTTTTGTCTATACCCGTGTAGGATTCGGGATTAGAATACTCGGGATTCCAATGTATACTGTTTTCATGTGAATAACAGTCGTCACCTATGCCTAATGATTGGTATATTTCTTCATGTATAACATGTTTTAGTGTTTCATATTTTATCGCATCGTCTACGGATATTACAGCCATGCTCCATATAACACCTTCTTGAGGATAATATGTCATGTAAGTATTCCACTTTCCTTGGTTGTGTACTCCTTCTATATTTTGACCGTTCATCTTTGTAGTTGAAGCATAACCTATTCTGACTGTAAGGTTATAATCATTGGCAAAAGTATCATAATATTCATCGAGTGCTCCGCTTAAATCGTCATAAGATTGATGTATATCACAAATATTGTATGTCTCACTTATTTCTATTTCAAAATCTTCATATCCTGAATCTTGTATTATCGTTTCTATACTGCTTAAGGCTTCTTTCGCAATAGCAATACACTCAGTCCCGTATGACGATTTTACTGCGTCAGTATCAAAAATGATATTTACCTTTAAAATATTATTCTGAGGTCTGTTTATCCGTATATAAGGTTCTTCATCGATATGCCCGCGCGGCTTTGAAATATATAGCCGCATAACGCTGTTTTCAACGTAATACACTACCTGTACACTTACCGTATATATTCCTTTCTCAAGATAAAAAATTTCGTTGAAATTTCCGTCCGAGTTAATAGAATGGTAATTGTCTCCGCTGGAATTCAAAACGCTTAACTTTGCATATCCTCTTCCTGCTGATTGGAAGGTATAATATCCGCTTTCACTGCATATAAGAGTAAATGTTTTTGACTGCATAGGAGCGGGAACAACACATGAATGCACTTCTCCGGGATTAAATTCCGTGTACTTGCTTTCTCCGAGGTCTGAATATACGGAAATCCCAGAGTTTGCCGGAGAGTCAGAGCTGCTGCCCATAAGTCCTGTATGTGGAAATGCTTCATTGTATTTACCGCCTTCTATACCTTTAGCTATAACCGTATAAAAATAGTCTTTTTCTTCTTCTGTGTACGCCGTATTAACAAGATTCCTGTCTTTTCGGCGTATTTCTAAGAAATATCTTGGCTCTTTTTCTTCTGAAGATGTTTCGGAACGCGATACTATCAAGCTTTTTTTCTTGTTATCATATGTAATACGCGGGGGAGTAAGTGCGGCATGGATATTTATACTTCCCATATCAAAGGTATCCAATATTTCTCCCGTTAAACTATGTACATTTAATTTAACAGAATGCTCTCCGCCGGATAGCTGCTTTGGCATGGAATTATCAGTGCCGTTGTAATATGTACTTACGTTAAAGACCTTTCCAACATTGTCGGTATACTGAATTTCTTTTGAATAATGGTATTTGTCGTCTATTATTATTTCAGCATACTTTATTTGGCTGTAGCCCGGAGTCTCACCATCGTATATCTTTCCGAATAAGAATGCAGTTCCATTGTAGTCATAAAAGCTATAGTCCATCAGCCGAACCTCGCCGTAGTGCCGTTATTTTTTATTTCTTCAACCTCTTCCTCTAAAACTGCGATCCTGTGTACCAGTTCTTCAAATGAAACGCTTTTGGGATCTTTCTTATCTGGTGTCTTCCGTTCCTGTAACAAGCTTATCGCCTCCTGCTCTCAAATATAATTCACACATTCCGAGTTTAGCATATCCTTTGCCGCGTATATACAGCCTGTAGCCGTAACACGCTGATGGGCGGACAATTACTCTTATAACGTCCTTGCAGTCCTTATCCGCTGTTTTATCATAAACTTTTATAGATTTTTCCGGGTCAAAAACCTCATTATCGAAAAGTGTATACGCTTCTATATGAGTTCCCTGCTTCAAGTCAACCATCATATTTATACGAGCCAAATGCTTTATTGATAGAGTCCGATAACCTGCACTGTTTCCGGCAAGCACTGTCATTATATCGGTTTCGATTGCCCATTCATCAAGTCCGTAATTGCCGTTCGAGTTGTCGCCTAACTCCATATCTTCCGTACTGTCAAAATCATACGTCATAGAATTTGTATCGTATATCATGCCGTCGGTTGTCACAAAATACAGCCCGTCTAAGTTTCTTACAAACTGAAAAATCTCTATTTGTTTATCTACTTCAACATGTCCACTTGTTATCTCTGTATCACTTATGTGTTCCGTAATATCGTCAGATATTTTCACATGTGGTATTCTTCTTTGAGACCATGTTCCTGTGGCAAAATTATATACATACAGTGCGGTTATTTCTTTTTTTGTATCACTCTTTTTTCTGTTTACACAGTACACCCATAAATTTTCTCCGTCAGAACCGAGTGCGCCGTCAACGTATTTGTATGTGTCAAGAGCAGTATCAAGTATCTGTATTTTTGAACCTGTATATGCGTATATTGCTTTTTGCGACATGAAATAAAGAATCCCGTCAGCAGAGCATATACATCTTTGATTAAGCGCTCCTTTATCAAACAAACTTCCAATAACAAAAGGATTATCTGTATTATTAACACGATGTATATAATCATTTTTAAACAATGTTACATGATTATCAAATGATGTTATACCGATGAAGTCATTGGTTGATGCTTGAGTAGAAAAGCAAAGTTCACTCCATGCATTTTGTGTGCTGAAATCATCGTCATTGTCTGTTATCCAGTTAGTAAAATCGCCTTGAGTAGAAATATAAACATAAGACCCCGAAACACCGTAGAGCCTATTATTGTATGTTTCAGCGTATTTAATTGGCGGATAATGCTGTGAACCTGTCACAACTTGAAATTCAGGAGTACCATCACCTGTATCGATAGAAAGTTGAACCGTTGCTTGTATAAGCGGACATACACTATCCTTTTCTTCTCCATAACTGTCAGTTACATCTCCATACCAATGGCTTACTTTAAAAGTTTTGTATCCCGAACTTACCCTCGACGAGTCTTTATTAAGAATATCAATAATTCCCGACGTTCCCGATTCAGAATCAAGAAGTATTGTCCTTTTATCTGGAAACATTAGAATGCGGCGTTTTCCGGTCTTGTTTAAAAGAAATCCATATTCATCAGCATTTCTCATATCAAATAGCGGACACGAACGGAAACTTTCAAAATCGTCTGTTCTGCATGATACTGCAAGGCATTTATCTATCATGCCTGTAGTTGAAAGCACAGATGTCATTAAAAACATCATATACAGTCTATTGGTTTCTTCTGCTCTCGGCTCTTTCAAAGTATAAAATACAACCAGTATTTTATCAAAGCCTATTGCTCCTACAGGATTGATTTTTTTATACATATTTTGTACACATATTCTGTTATACTCTAAGTCTTTGCTTCTATTACTTCCGCTTTGGCTGGGATTTTTAAATAACGCTCTGTTTATATCAAACACAAGCTTCATAGCCTTTGGCGGTACGTTAAGATACGGAAGATCAGATGTATCTACATTATCAGCGGTTATAAGACCATTAGAATCATATTCGTCTGTTGCAAGCCCATTCCATGATAAGCGTAAGATCCTGTATAGCTTTTGTCCTTGTGGAAGAGGAAGCTGCAAAAACTGCAATTCTTGTTTCTTTTTTGCCATATAACTGTCCTCACATTCCCATTTTAGGCTCAAGACTTAGTATCCATTGCTTAAAGCTTTCGAGAAGCGCATTGTAATTGTTGAGCCATTTCGCGGCTATTGTATCTTCGTTAGCAGTCTCATATGCCTGACCGCGAACATATGAGCGTATCATCTCAAGCCATTCTACCGGGAGCATAATATATTGAGTATCCAGATTTGAGCTTGTGACCATTGCCGGACGGATATAATACACTATCTTAACAGTGCTGTTGTAAGGCGGGTTTATTGTTCGGTTTTTGTCTATACTGAGAACCACTGTAAAATTCTCATCGGGTAAATCATTGGGAAAATAGCAGTTGGAAAATAGACGACCGTTGTATGGAGTAGCACGCATAAGCTGTGTCGTCATATTTTTTGCGTCCGTAAAATCGATTGTATATATATCGTCAAACCTGACTGTATCTCCTGTTGTCCCGGTCTTTTCGGCTATTTTATCCGGTGAAATATAGATTAGATTATTATAATTGCTATAATCTGTTTTTGCCGAAAACTCATTTAACACGCCGTTTATAGTTTTTTTCTCACGAATAATAGCTGAATACAAAAGCTGCTGGCATTCGTTTATCCACTGGATATAATAATTTTCCGAAATATCGATTGCTATATCCGTTTCATTACGAATATCATTGATAAAGTCGTTAACTTTAACTCCACTGTTCCACATGATTACCACCACCAAGCCTTTTTTAAATATCTTTTTTTAGAATCATCTCTGAAGTAACGATTATGCGCCATTGACGCCTTTCTCAAAAATTCTTGTTTATAAAAAGCCTTTTCCGAAGCGTCCGTACTGATATATTGATAAATATTATCTATCATAGCCGTATGGTAGAGCGGCAAAATGCCGCCCTCCTCATCAGTTATATTTTGAATATGTACGCTTTCAGGATCTGCTGTCTCATCTTTGAGTACGTATTTATCATACAATCCGCAAAGTTCATCTACCGTTTCATTATAGTAATTTATAAAGAGCCTCTGTTCAATAGGAGCCATTATTGAAACATGTTCAAACATTTTAAGAATTGTCATTATGTTTTCCTCAAATTAGCAGCAGTTTGTAATTCTCAAGCAGCCGCCCGGATTTTTACAAAGCAATTCTCCATAATTGTAGAGAAGTGCCCTGTAATATGACGTTCCGGGAACAAGAGTAAATATTCCTCCGGTATTATGTGCAGAGAATGTCCAATTAAACGAATGGAATTCAAAATCCTCTGTGTTCACACCCCATGCCTCTTTGTCAGGGACAAACTGTTCGTTTACAATATCTACTTCACGATTGCCGAATATAAATTTAATAGCATTGAATCCGCCTGTTATAGTGTGGCTTCTGTCTTCAACTCTGATATTTGATGTACGCAAATAATCTACATATGCGTCATATGCGTCATTGCCCATCATGATAAGATTGACTCTGCCGTTTTTAGCCAGTTCAGCCTCTCGCAATGTTTTTGTTATGATTCCGTCTCCAATGTCGCCGGAAGCGTCAATTACTGTAGGTTTGAGTATCGGATTATCGGTCTTGCTCATGCCATAAATAGTTGTGACAGTATCGTCATAAATGGTGTTAAGTCCTGTGATTTCCTTTTTATACGACTTCTGCACTGTTACAAATCCTGCTTTAGCAGAAATCTCCTTGTCTATTGTCACTTTTTTATTAACTCTGTCAATCGATATTATTCTTAGGTCAGTTTCATACGGTTCTTCCGATGATGTCGCGTATAAGTCTATCAGAAGTCCTTCCTTCAGGTATTTTACGCTGTCTACTTCAAACACTTTTTGTGAAGTTGTGGTTTTTGATATATTTGCAAGAATTCCGCTTCCATTTCCGAATAAAGCGCGCCCTACGTTCCATTTAGCCGTTTCATACGCGGCTTTCATTTCTGTATCAAGAGCGTTAGCCATCGCCCCACTGTCCTTGGTCAATGAAATTGCTTTCTGTGAAATTTCAACATTTACATACATATCTTTTGAATCAAGTATAAATCTTGAATACTGTACTCCTGCCGCATCAGGAGTAGGAAAACCCTCAGACGAGAAGCCAAAACCTCCGGAGAGTCCGATAGGTGCGCTTGCAACGATTCTGTTTGATTTAAGAGTCGGTTTTTTTACTTTCGCGAGAAAAGCAGAAGGATCAGTATTAATAAGATTATTAAATACCGGCAAATAATTTTCCTTCAACGCCTTCTCGAAGGTCAATAGATTCTGTGTAGCCATTTTTTTACTCCTTTATAAAATTAATCATCCCCGAACATATGTCGTGTTCTTTCTGACGCCTCATCCCATGTACGGGGTTTTTCTGGGATATTCAGCGCCACATTGCCACCGCTGCCTGTATACATAGGCGGCACATCCTTGCCGGCAAGGTCCTCAACGCGTTTCTTTGCGACAGCTTTGCGGAAATCCTCATTACTGTCATAATAAGACATCAATTCGTCAATAGTGGGACCGTTTTGGGCATGCTGCATTGCGTCAACGCCTTTCATAATTGCATATGCCGCAACGTATTTTTCATCTATTGGTATATCATCGCGGTTCAATCCTGCATTTCCGGCTATTATGCGGTCGAGGGTATCAATATTCTGCTCAATGTCTGCCATTTCAGGCAGTGACTTCAATGCTGATATAACATTGTTTTTTTCGCGTTCTCTCATGCCGTTTTTAGCCGCGTCAATGTATGGTTTATACTGTTCTGCAATTTCTCCGCGTATTTTTTCGCTGAGGTAGTCGGACATTTGCTGCGCGTACTGCTGTTGCATTGCAGCTGTTTCTTCATCGTCCATAAACGCCAGTTCCCGCAAATCCAATGTCGGGGGTTTCATAGCGTTATCAACGATATTTTCGCGCTGAGCCTCGGACATCTGTGTTATCGTATCCTGCAATGTTTGATTCTGCCGCTGTAACTGGTCTATCTGCTGCTGTAACTGAGCCGATATATCCGGTTGCTGCATAGGCTGCTGTATATTCTGTGCCGAATTCGCCGTTTCAGGCGTGGTTTCAGGTGCTGGAGGCATATTTTCGGACGCGCCCGGCGTTGTATTCTCTTCCGGCTGTTCCTCTGTATTAGCTGTTTCCGGGGTTTCTGCCGGAGCGCCCTCTTCCTGACCATCGTCTGTATGGTTAAGCAAATCAACCGTTGCATTATACGCGTTTTCAAATGACATAGGAGGCATATATTCCTCTTGATTTTCCAATTCATTATCATTGTTTGGCATTGTTATTTACTCCTTTCAATTTTGTTGCTGCTGATGCGTTAACATTGCAAGCGGATTTGCCGCTGCATTTGCTAATTCCATATGCTGTCGTATATGATTTTCAAATGCCATCGCGTATTCTTCATTTTTTTGCGCAAACATTTGATACCGCAGCTGATACATATATCGTTTATGTTCTTCGATGTGTATATCATGGTCGTCAAATTCTGATACTTTGGGGATTACTCCGCGTTCAAAGAATGAATTTTCGCGCTGAGCAGCCTGCATTTGCAGTTCATGTATGCTCATCAGTTCTGTATAATTGCCGATTTTCATGCACTCTAAGAATTTTTTCTTATAACGTTCCGGAATGACGCCGTTTTGATCTGTAAACAAACCTGCTTTAAACGCGTCAATAAACTGCTGTGAACGTGTATCTTCGTCTATGGTCAGTTCGTTATCAACATCAAAAACGATATCAAACGAATTTATATCGTCACCGCACCATTCAATCGCATTTCCTATGTTGTTAGTGCCTACGCCGGAATTTATAATCCGATATGTATTGCCGTATTTTTTATATATTTCCAGCCATATTTTAGCCAAATTGATAACGCCATTGCGAATATTATCGCCGGTCATTGCCAATCGTGTATTATCGATATTGACCAGATTTTGAATAGCTGTTCCTGATGTTACACCTGATGGTGTTGCACCGTTAACCATTAACTGTGATGTACCTGCAACATATTCCATATCTGATTTTAGATTATACCGTTCCTGCAAAACCTCTCCGGGCAATGCAGCGTTCGGAATGGGTGTCGGGGGATCTATACCAGGGGTGTACGGGACGAGATCTCCGGGCGCTATTCCTATTTCCTGAAATTTGTCCAAATCTACAGACCCGTCAGGCACAAAATAGGATTGTATAGCAATTCGTTTGATATATTCGTGGATTCGGTTCAAACACGAATTATATGCGCGCTGTAGCGGTATCAGCGATTCTATAACGCTTTTTCCGAAAAATTGTCCGGCAACCTCGCGGCATTTTATTTGTGCTATAGGAATACGGCTGTACGGCAAATCACCGTAATAAATCAAATTATCATCGCAAATGATTATCATTCGCCCGTGTACCCTATGTGGCGTTGGTTTTTCAAAATATGTAACTACGGTATTTGCGTTTTTCGTAGTCCTGTGTCCTATAGTCATAACGCTCGCTTCGTAGCCATACCCGCCGCCTGACGGCATGGGGGACACGTCAAATGTTTCAACCTCTTCCCCTTTGACTTTGATGTTATACATGTCGTATATGTCATCTACAGACATGACCTGTTCAATGATAATACTGCGCTGGGCGTCTACTCCGGATTTAAACAAACTTTCCGGATACAATTCATATGGGGTTATTAATCCCCATTTTAAATCGCCGCTGCAATAGCTTTTTTCGTTCCGTTTTTCCACACCGTTATCATCAATTTCAATGGTTTCTACTGTTTCAATAACATCACCGGCGTTGGAATCCCACCATGATAGAAAAAAACAGTTTCCTGTTACTTCGTTCCATAGCAGGGCAGTATTTTTTTTGTCGTCAAAATCAGTATTTGACTGCGTATATCGTAAAATCTGCGTTGATATATCTGATTTTTGATAATCATCCAGTTCATTTGTACGTGGTCGAACAGTCATTAAATAATCCAATTTTTTTAAATTGGCTATACGCGTGTCAATCAGCGGTGCTATCTGGTTGAATGTTTCGTGTTCCAGCCATTCATAAACCGGTTCGTATTGTTCTATTTCCCCCGTATGGGTGTTCACATCGCAAAACTGATTTCCAGCCAAAAAATTAGTGTTTAAAATCCACTGGTTTTCTAACGGTTTTCTGTCGTTTTTGCGTTGTTCTAATTCATCATTAATCCATGTAATAATATCCTGTTTATATAATGGATTACCATCATTGTCGGTATCGATACTGATATTTTTATTTTTTGATGAATCTGTTCCTAACGCGTCCTGTAAATCGTCCGATTTTGCAAAAACGCCAAAAATTTTCGGTGAAAATCTAAATTTCATATGGTATTATCACCCCGCCATTTTTTTAATTTCTGTTCAGCTGCGCTGATGTTTTTTCGCGGTTTCGTATTTACGCTGTGGGGGCGGTTTTCAATAATTTCAATTAAATACCGTTTTTCACGCGTATGCCGTATGTCGCTGACAAAACAATACGCAATCAATGCTATGATGATAAACGCATATATTATTGTGTCTATCATGATTTTGCACCCGATTTCGGTTTTGATTTGCGTGCAAGTTTTTTATGTATTTCGTTATATAATTCATCTAAACATGATTCACATATAACGATACTGCTGCCCGCCTCACGACTTCGGCTGATAAAATAACTGTTTTTGTTTCGACAGCCTATAACACCGCACTGCTGATGAACCGGTTTAACGCGAATATATTTTTCGGTAGATTTTCCTGCGATAGCCGCAACGGAATCATTTATACAATTTTCGCAAATTAAAACACTGTTTCCGCCGCCGTTCATGCTGCCTGCATACCATGCGTTACGTTCATTGCATCTGAAAACATTGCATTTGGTTTTTGTATGTTTTATTTTCACTATAAATAACGCCTCCTCCGCGGGTTTTTAAACAATTCCCGTTTGATTCTGTCTCCTTCATTTTCTTTTTTCGGTTTCTTTTTGGGCGGCATGTTTCCGCGCAACCGCCACATTTCAATGCCGTAACGCAACGCCGCCATAGCATCATCATGAAACGGAACGGGTTTATCGATATATTCCTGTGTTGATTTATCCAACTGCCATTCCCATTTTGATATTTCATCAATTGTGTTTTTACATGATGAATGGATATGTATTTTACGGCGTTTCAGCCAGTCTATTTGTCCTAATACGCCGCATGTTTTATCACACCCTACAGCCAAATAACCGCCCCTGCGCCATGTAGCTATCCTGTCAGGTTCTGCGCAATCGCAATACATAATCGTATGTTTATCCCAGCCCTGTTCGTCAGCAATCTGAACTATTTCCGCGCTGTCCCTTTCGGTTTCGTAAATTTCACGAAATATATATACATCGTCATTTTTAATTCCTAATGCTAATAATGCGGTGGCATGGTTGAATCCGAAATCCTGACCGTATTTAACATCGTCATAATATTCTGCGTTCTGCGGCACATCATCAGATACATCCCAATTTGTAAATATTTCTGCGCCTGTTCCGACAGCTATTCCCAAATATTCATGTTCGTATGCCGTAGCATCAATATTTTTTAATGTTTCCGCCTCGGCGAAAAATTGTTCACCCAGCCATTTCACCGGGACATCTAAATATGTTGACGAATGCACCAATCTGTCATTACGTTGTATCAATGCCTCACGATTTACCCATGACTGAACACTTACAGGCGGGTTGTATGAATAAAATACATCAAATTTTTCTCCGCCTCTCATAAGCGACTGATTTATTGAACGTATTTCCTCCATACCGCCGAATTCCGCAAGCTCTTCATACCAGATATATCTTATATATCCCTGCGCTACTTTGGTTGATTTAATCTTTTGCGGATCATCTGCGCCGCGGAAAAGGATTCGTTGCCCGGTTTCATTGTATATCAATTCCAGTGGGCTAAGTTTTGCAGTCCATCTATCGGCTACGCCCAATTTATCTATCGCCCAAAGTAGTTGTGAATAGATGCTGTCTTTTATCGTTGCGCCTACTTTGCGGAGCGCCACAGCATTTGTATTAGGGTTCTTCATAATTCCCAGAATGACTTCAATGCTCACAAAGCTTGATTTTGTACTTCCCCTGCCACCGCGGAGCCAATAATGCGTATGAACGCCCCTGCGCAAATCGTCATGTACAATATAAAATGACGGTGCAATCAATGATTTCAGTGATGTATCAGCCATTGTCATCGCCATCTGAATTATCATTTATGAACGTTGGAATATCGTCAACAATAATCACCGGTGCATTTCCGGTTATGTTCATTTTTTCGGTAAATAATCCGTAACGTTTACCCAGTAATTCAGCCGCGCGAAGCCGTTCGCGCCCGTCAGGTGGTTTATTTATAATTTCCTGACAACCATCACCACACGCCGCCAAAACGGCAGATGTTGATTCACCGCGCATAACTGACGTCAGGTATTCAATAATTTCAGCTGCATCGGCGGTTTTTTTGTCATGAATTATTTGCAGGCGTTCATCAATATATTTTTTTACATTGACATTATCCAATAATTTCGATGCGTTTGTTCTGGCAGCATTATCGGTTTTTACATCGGGATATGCCGTTTTGTATGCCCGTGTAGCGTTGCAGTCAATCAAATATTCATCTGCGAACCGTTTTTGTTTTTCCGTTATATATATCACCCCCTATTAACCGAAAACCACCGACGCAATAAAAAAACAGCGTTCGTTAAAACGCTGTTTCGAGGGGAAAACAATGAATTTCAACAATTCATCATAGTTTTTTACAATACCATTATATAATAATATATATAGGTTTTCCATAGGACGATATAGGATTTTAATTATATGTAATCATATTTTATATGTTTCCGAAAATTTTTTTAATGCCGCACCGTGTAATTCCAAAATGTATTGATATGAATAATTCATTTCAGCACTGATTGTTTCCAAACGTTTGTATTCAACATAATGTTTATATAATATTTCAATATGCAATGCGTTTGGCAGTTCCTGAATTTGATTTATAATATTATGTTGATATTGGACATATCGGTTGATTTCGTCAACAATTTCATTTTCCAGTTCATCAATTTGCGCCAATGTATCAACAAAACGTGCATTGTTAACGATTCTGCCACCATCAATATGTTCACGTGAAACATCAATAGAACGAATGGCATCAGCACATTTTCTATTTTTCTGCAATTCATTTTTTTTCTGGGCAATAACCATATCAATTTTTTTTAATTGTTTTAAATACTGTCTGGTTGTCATGTTTTTTCCCCCAATTGATTATTTATATAATTATACCATAAAACAACCATAACTACAACGTCTATGGCAATCATAAAAAATGTTGCACAAAAATCACCACGCAAATTTGTGCAATTTTTCACGTTTAACTTTTGAACAAAGTATTGACATTGTTCAAAAGTTGTGTTATAATATATTCAGAAGTTAAGGAAAAGCACAAAAACAGAATGTGTAGAATCCTAAATTAAAATGCCCGCCACGGAGGTCACGAAGGCAGAAAGGAATTAATCATGAAGAAAATCATAAAGGGAAGAAAATATGATACTGACACGGCAAAAAGAATTTGCGAATACAGCAGAGGATACTATAACGATCTGGATTTCATTTCAGAAGAGTTATACAAAAAACGTACTGGCGAATTTTTCCTGTACGGTGAGGGCGGCGCGAGAAGTAAATATGCCCAATATTTAGGCAACGATTCCTATTCAGGCGGCGAAAAGATAATTCCGCTGACATATAATCAGGCGAAAGAATTCGCCGAAAAATACGCCGATCCAAAGACATATGAAGATGTTTTCGGAGAGGTTGATGAGGGGGAGGACATGCACCTGCATGTAACAATTTCTCCAAAATCAAAAGACAAACTACAGAAGATGGCGGTAGAGAGACAGACTACTCTCTCTGCATTACTTGAACAAATGATAGATGAATACGTTAGTATTTGATAGTGGCGGTTTAAGAAAATGCTCCGGCGAAAATGCCGGAGCAAAACCTAAATCCTGCCGTTATAATCAATCAGCCCATACCGTTTCTCGGAATATGCCGCAAGCCTGTCCATATCCCGCTCCGCTGATTCGCGTGATTCATATGTATGTTGTCCAACCACTTTGAATTCCCCGTTAGGGCAGCGGCGATATATGTTGTAGTGTTTGCCGTCTATCGATGATTTAAAAACTGCTATTATTTCACCGGAACCGTCTTTATACGCCCTCATCGTCCTCGTCCTCCGCGTTGAAATATCTATCAGAATTAACCATGATAAATCTATCTATCATATCAAATTCTAATTCTGTTTTTGCTATAGCTAAATCATTCGTATCCATATTCCAATATCCGGTCATATTTTCATTGTCGGTTAAAATAACAACTGCAATACCGTTCACATGTACTTGTTCTATTCTATTCAACATGTCCAATATAAATTTGTTGTACGGACTGTTGTTAGTGGTTGCTATAATATTCATATATTACCCTCCGATAATGATGTCCTCATCAAATTCCTGTTTATGCTCCTCTTGCCCTGTACAGCTTGCATTGTAGGCTTCAATAGTGCGCTTTACTTTAGCAAAATACTCGGCTGCTTCTGCAACTGTTCCACAATCTTTAGATGCGAGGCTGCCGTCATAAGAATATTCCCTGCCGCGAATATATATTGCGTTTTCCGCTAGTTGAGGAACGGCAGACGAATATATTTCCATATCTTCATATTCAAACACATCACCACAGCCGCGCTCTATGTCCGTCTGCTCCAATATTTTCATTAAAACTACATTTTGAAACCCGATTAATCTTACTTTTAGCATTTTTATTCCTCTAACTCCTTCCGTATCTCGTCCCAGTACGCCTTGTCCTCCTCGGCGTGCGTATTTGCTCCGTCTAACGTACGATATAGCTTCCCAAGCTTGTAAAGGATTAAATCCTTTGCTTTTAAATCGCTGAACTCTATAGCCCTCATCGAGTTATCAGCATCTACATACCAAACCTTCTCTCCATCCTTCGGTTTCCACGGAATTTTGACAATCTCAGCATCTCCAATCAATAAATTTTTTAAGACCGGAGAATTAATCACTGATGATTGATCACGAAATTTCTCATAAAGTCCATTTTCTGTTATACAAAACTCAGATGATGATATCGCACCTTGACGCATTACTTTAAACCTCTCGCCCAGCTCCACGCCGAGCATTTTTACAACTTGTTTCATGTGGTTCATTTTTGTCCCTCCTTTTTATGTTTTTCTATAGAATCTGCATACGTAAATGCTAACCCCTGAATATTATTCATGCTTGTCCGCTCTCTGGCATATTCAACGGACCGTAAACATTGAATTATTTCATCAATGTGTTCATTCATGAATGTTTCAACATCTCCGACATGATTTTTTACCCATTCATCTACATAATCAAATAATATCGGCAATATGGTTTCGTCATTATCGTTATTCAGTGCATACATGCCGTTTCCTAAAAGTATCGTACAAAAACACGCCACAGTCTCATTCTCGCATTCAATGTAACATTCATCACTTGGATTTATTATTTCATATTTCATTCTTATTCCTCCTATTCCATTTTTCTATTATGCGCCGTTCGGCATCATCTTTTGTAATACCCCTTGCTTTTACAATAAAGTAACATCCGCATCCATTGCAATGTATCAACACATCAGTATAGTAAAACGAGATTCGAGCACCACTGCCGCAAAATGGACACGGTTTTAATGTCAATTCCATCGTTCTTCCTCCTCTCCAAATATTTGCATCGCTATTAATTCGATTCCTTCCTGCAATTTTATTCTTGAACCGTCAGGATTTTTTAGATATATTGACATGCCGTTATCAATCAAACTATTAATCATGTTCTCTGCCTTGCATAGCAACATGACATTGTGCATCATTCTTATTCCATTTGCCCAATTCATTTATGTATCTCCTTTAACGCATGTCCGGCTTCTTCCTGTTTTTTTTGATATAGGCATCAACTTCCGCGTCTACTTCGCCGAAACTTTTACCGTATCTGAAAGAGTCAGTCACGCGATTAGTCTCCTCGGATAACCTCTTAAGTTCGTCCCATAGCTCAGCATGATTTTGTTTGATATATGCAAACTGCTTGACCGTTGCATTCGGGCAAAACCAACAGCCGCCACGTCTTGATATTTCATACAGCGGCGACAGTAAACCGAACTGTGCGCATAACTCATACGCCATCTCCTCGGTGTACCCATACCGTGCAAGCAAACTCGCACGGTATGTCCCTTCAAGGCGTGCAAGTCGTTCCGGCTCGTCTATTGCTATGCCGACATATTGTGTTATCTCCTGCCCCTCATAACGTTTAAGATAGTCCTTTATAGCCTTGATTTTTATATCGCGGTGTATGGCGCATCTACCACCCATAGGAAATCCTCGTATTTTCCCGTTTCTTTCTGGAATTTTTGAGTTCTTGATTACTCTATGGAAATTCTCTATGTAGTCACTATCAGCATGAAGTACTTCAACTTTGTATCCCCACGACATGAACCGAGGTATTGCTACCTCTTTCACAAACCGCATATGTTCCTGGGGCTCGCCCGATATGCCTCTATGCCTGTCAAACATGACCTCACTGAATATAATCTTTGACGGCGGCAACTTATGTATATGGTCTAATATTATTGCCGCTGTGCTGTCCTTTCCTCCGCTCCAAGAGTGTAGATATATCAAAGGTTTTCACTCCTTTCGTCTATTTTTAACCTAAAATTAACGTAATCCTTTCCAACTCACGTTCCACTTTAAATTTCTTAACCTTTTCCACATCTGCTTCTATCTGCTGGGACGAATCATCACACCCAAGCAGGTATTTCACATATTCCAGACATATTTCTACGTCTGCAATCTCTTCTATTATGTCATGCTTTAGCTTATATACATCGCCGTTAAAACACGCATTTTCATATCTCCACAACTTATTTATAGCCTTAGTCAATTCCGCCATTTCCTCAATCAGCTGCCGCGACTGCGCTTCATAGCCGTAATAGTCGGCTATTTTATGTATTTCTTCAATCATTTCATGTTTTCCTCCAATTCAAAACGTATTTCTCCGCGTTCGCCAAACCACACACCGAACTTCTTAAACAAAAACGAACGTACTTCCTGGTCTCTGCCGTTCAATATCACCTCCTTGAGCATATCTATAATTTCGTAATATAAACGTCTCAACCGCACATTCTTCCAGCCACGGTCAAAATACATATGGTATAACGTTAGTATCAGCCCCCCCGAACTGCATCTATACAGCATTGCTTTTTCAGCACATGCATTCGACTTTTCCAGTTCAGATCCGTCAACGCCTGTTTCGTCCAGTATTTCATTCCGCAGCTGCTCTATTGTGCGATCTCCTCTGTCAATGGCGTTTACAAAATCCGTCAGACGTTTGGCATATTCATACAACCTCTTATACCCGAAATTATGCTTTATATTCAACACATACATAGATGTCATAGCTGTTATCATTGTAGCTTTAACTATGTATTCGCGCTCAATCTCACGATATTTTCTGTATATCATATCGGGCGGGAAATCTGTACGTTTTCCGACTGACGCTTGATATTGGTTAAAATTATTCACAATATCATTCATTTCTTTTTGCTTCTGTTCCCGGCGTTCCTCGCGCCGGCGCTCCTTTAACTTTTTTGCTTGTTTGTTCATAGCATTCTCCAATTCAGTTTGTTTGTTCATGCAACATTTTACAAAGAAAAACAACCCTGTCCATCTCTGTCCCAGATTGACTTTTCTTCTGCACGCTTGTATTCCTCTTTACGATATGCCAAACTTGGAAACGCCTCCGCAAGCAGTGCCAAAGCATTTTCTTTATTCGGGTTCTTTGTATATTTAATCTGGAGCATTTCACAATTAGCTTTGCGTCTAAGCTCTTGATCTACTATTGCCATGTCGGATTTTATAACATCGTATTCTTTTTCTATTTTGCGTGTATATTTTTTTGCTGTTTCCGGCGTTATGCGTCCTTCTCTGTACATAGCGTACACATTGAGCATTGTTATGTATAACATTAACTCCGGAGCATAAAGCTTGTCTATATCTATGTCCTCTCCGCTGTAAGCCGCGCGCTTTATTTCTTCTTTTGAACTCTGCATATATCCAACGCCTCCTCAATACTATATGCTACTCCCGCATTGCATCCCTGCCGACGCATGACTGTTATAAATGCTTCTTGCTCCTTTGTAGGCTTGTTTGGTTTGACCTTGCATTCAATAAATACTGCCTGCCCCTCAGGCGATACTGCAAATATATCTGAAAATCCCTTCGGCAGTCCCGTATCAAACCATCGACCGTCCGACATTCGAATTTTTCCAACGTTTGTACGAAACGATATAAAACCATGCTTTGACAATTCAACTCGTATGTTATTCATCAGTTCATGTTCTTTCATAGAAACTTCCTCGCCACAAAATTATATTTTTTAGGATATGGGATATTTAGCTCAATACATTTTCTGATTGTCCATAAAAATTTATATCCTCGTGCCCTCTGAAACGCGTGCAATTCATCAAATGTTGTAAAATCCTTATAACTGTCATATTTCGCTTTCTTCAGTTTATCGCGGTTTATTTCCTCCAGTTCTGCTTGCTTTTCTTGAATCTCACGCTCTGTAGGTTTAAAATCATGTCCGCAGTACGGACATTTTTGCACTAACGGAGGGACACATGCGAAACAGTTTCCGCATTGGCGCATGCTCGGAGCTTTTTTCTCCACAACTTTTGCTTTGTTCCTCCCTGAAAGCGTCCATTCGCGCTTGTCGTCCGGCAAACCATGTCGAAATACATTGCCTACATGGTCGATGATTATCGCCGTCTTGCCCTCCTTGAAGCGCATAGAGCGCATGCTCTGCTGTATATGCAGCGTAAGTGACAGAGTGGGTCGAAGCAGTATCACACATTCGCAATCAGGAACATCGAATCCTTCTCCGAATAAATCGACATTTGACAATACTGTGATTTTTCCGTCCCTGAAATCCTGAATTGTTTTCTCACGCTCTGTCTTTGGTGTTTCTCCGTCCAAATGTGCTGATGGTATTCCATGCTTCTCAAATGCTTGAGCGGTATCCTTCGACAGTTTCACGCTTGCACAATACACAATAGTTTTTTTGCCGTTGGCTAATTTACGGTAATTGCTTATCACATCTCCGTATATCGCTCGGCTGTCCATCAAGGCTTGTACCTCGCTTGCTATATATTCTCCGGCACGTCGGTGAAGTTTGTCAGTGTTGACCAATTTAACGCTGTAATACTTATATGGTGATAAATAACCGTTTTGTATCAGCCACTCCGTAGACACTCCCTCAACCATACTGTCAAAAACCGTATCAAGTCCGCCGCTGCCTAATCTCCATGGTGTAGCTGTAAAACCTATGCGAAGAGTATTTTCAAACGCTTCGTATATTTTCGTATAGCTTGCCGCACTGCTGTGGTGCGCTTCATCTGTAATTATCAATTTAGGCGGTGTAAGCTTCTGTATTCTCCTGCAAGCCGTCTGTACCATTGCCACATTGCATAAACTCATGTCAACGCCGTATGTCGTGAAGGTATGCTTTATCTGCTCTGTCAGCTCCTTACGATGTACCAGAAATAATACATTGTTACCTTTGTCCGTAGCGGACTTTGCTATATCAGCCTGAATTATCGACTTGCTCAGCCTCCGCCGCAGCCCAGCACAGCGCAAACTGATTTTTTACCGATTAAAAATTCATATTTTATCTTATTTACGATTTCCTGCTGATAATCCCGCAGCTTTATCATGATATCACCTCCAATTTTATGTTAAATATCATATATTTATAATATTAATTTTCTTTATAGTGCTTGTTTTTTATAAAAATGTTAGACAGGCTAACCAAAAAACTATCTTATAACCCTCAAAAAACCGCATAAAACCGTAGGGTCTAACAATCTAACGTAAAAAACCTTCGAGGGGTTGCACTTTTATAGGTTAAGAGAAAAATCTCTCTACGCTCTCATATAGTACCCTTAATTTAAGTTAGACTTGTTAGATAAGTTAGACTTGTATTAAAAAGGGCGTACCTATGCGGTTTTAAAGTCTAACATTTTGTCTAACATTTTTTAAAATGTTAGACTTTTTTTGAATTAAAACGGCGGTGCGCTTGGAAGATTTTCAGGTGTTTCAGGCTTTTGGGCTATTTTTATATAGTTTGCTTTTATGCCGTTACATCTTGTATTATGTACCAACCGTCCTTGAGAATTTGGAATAATATATTTTTTCTCCTTCCATTTCTTCTTTACGGCATCGAATACAAATCCGCTGTCATTCATTTTAGACACTAAAATAGACTTATTAAACAATACAGTCCCGTCTTCCTTTATATCACCCCAGCATTCCCCGATCGCGTCAGAGCCGAATTTATTAGAATTTACGGCTATAAGGTCCAGCACATAATCATAAGCGCGCTCAGATACGTCTACGCGGCTCTTATCCGCTAAAAAAGGCGCTACGTCTGCTACTGTAAGCGGTTCTTCATCGGGGAATATATAGATACCTGCAAGCAGATCTGCAAGCATCATAGCTGCCATGCTTGAGCCTTGCTTGTCCGCTGTATTTGTTTGATTCATCAGTTTTGTATAAATATCATCAAACAACGCATTGAGGTTAGTGTGTTCGGAAATTTTTTCTATGAATTCTTTCCCCGCATAACCATAATTGTCGCTTAAAAAACGCACTATTTCTTTGCCGTTCGTGGCTATTACTTTATCTGTACAGTCTATTTCAATAACTCGGTTAATGCTTCCGCCGCCGCTGTTATCGCGTACAATAGGATCTTCCCCAGTAGTCAATATAGCGTTAAGCCATGTTTTTGTTTCTTCCATCGCAGACCCGTTCATGCGTCCTCTGTCGATACCTGTACACATACGCATGATAAACTCATCATAGTTCATTTTTGTTTTTATAGTTTGAAGCTCATCGAACATGCAAGGCAAATGATGAAATGCCGCAGCAGAGGTCATTGCAAAATTTATTGTATTATTAAGTGTCCTCCACATTTTGCCGGGGCGAGGATCGCCCCAAATTGAAGCGGCTACAATCATTCCGACAGTTTTTCCGTTCTCTGTACCTCCATGAAAATGCAGTATAAAAGGCAATGTATTAAGCTTATACAGTAGTGGTGACGCAAAAGACGCCGCCATTTGAAGACGCAAGCATATATTTTTACGCAGCTTGCCTACATATTTTTTCCACGCTTCGTAATCGCCTTTGCGAGATACCGATTGATACAGAGGACGAACCTTTGCATCTCCGTCAAATGCAATATCATCATACGGCGCAAAACGTCCATCTTCTGTCCAACCCAAATGACCTATACTGTCCAGAACCGGTATCTTATCACGGTTACCTGTTTTAATATCCCTAAGATAGTCGATGAGATACTTTGCTGTGTTGGAGGTCACATCAATACCGTTTCCGGCAAGTTCTGTAATTCTCCTTGCTTCACATATGATACTGTTTGGGACGATCATAGTCTTCCAAATGCCGTTATCACGATATGCAAGCTTTATTTTCTCGTTGTTCTCCTGCATTTCTATATTTTTAAATATAGCAGTAATTACAATTGGAGTTGTGCTTGCTATTTTCGTCTCTGTTTCTCCGTTGTTTGATATTACAACTTTTCTTATGCCTCTATCATCAGCAATCCATGAGCCGCAGTCGAGCGCAACAGGCTGGTCAGTAAATTCTGTGCAGTTACCGCCTATAGCTGTAGATTTCTGTGCCTGACGCATCCGGTAAGCTTTAAGCAGTTCATTGACTTGCTTAGCAATTTTTAATTCCTTTGCACGGGCAAACAGCTCCGTTTCAGCTTGTTTGCCCTTAAATACATCGGATTTTTGCAATTCTGTGATACGGTAGTACAATTTTTCCTGACGTAAATCGTCTGCATCATAATTTTTTATCGATTCAATGATTTCTTCTGCTTCATCTTTTGCTTCGTAAGGTGTCATTTTTCTGCTCAAATGAATCACCGCCTTAGAACGGGAGCGTATCCTCGCTGAGTTCCTCCACAGAGATTTCCGTAAACGTGTTCGATGAATTCTGCATGGGAAATACATCTCCATCGTCCAATGGCTTATCCTCCAACACTTCACATTCTGCGCCTATAGTGCGAACATATTTACACTTAGTCGTCCAACGCTTTTCCCCGGTGCTATCATAAAATTCCTCGCGCCGAAATTGTCCCAAAAACTTCTTTCCGGTAAGCGTTGTTTCATCAAAGTTCCATTTATATCCGTGGTTTGAATTTTCGATCGCCTTCATCATTCCTTTATAGAACTTTACGGAATTTCCGGTTGTGTTTTGATATATCCTGCCGCCCCAGCGTGCTTGAATGCCAGCGTCTTTACGGTCGTTATATTGCTGTCTGAAGAAATTGGCATGTTCGCCTTCTGCTATATCAAAATTCAAAAGAAGCTGTTCGCCGCCATTCTTGTTCTTTACGGCTTCTGCTTTTAAAATTGTGCATATGTAGTTTCCTGAAGGCAATACCGCCTTTTGTGCACCGCCTTCAACGGCTGCTGCCTCATCCCATCCATTTGGTTTTGTCATCATAATTATTGTTCCTCCTTATTCCTTAACGGTTTATAACCGTAATAATCTCTGATAGTTTCATCAACATATTCTAAATCGTTATCTATCGTTTCGGGAAACATGCCCATCGGCGATTTTGCCGTTGTTGTTCCGTCTGACTGTGTTATAAATACATGCCGTTTGTCTAAAACGTCACATAACAACACAATACTAAATAGTCCTTCTACCGTTAGCTTCTCGTCCAGCATCTTCCCAATAGTCTTACACTTCGTCTTACCATCAGCCGTAGTTTCTGTATGCTGTAAAAAATACACGATAGTATCCTCAGGAAGATTCTCTTGACACATTCGAATCAAAGACTGAAAATTCAATCCCAAATTAACAAATTTCTGATACCCTGTCTCCCTTGCATGGTCAAAAAACTCAAACGCCATTAAATATTGGCTGTCGTCAATAACATAAACCTTCTTAGTAGGCTTCCCAAATGCCTGTGCTATTTTTTGATATGTTGCATTATTGACTATTTTAAAATTGCGTCCCTCACGAAATGGGAGCGGCTTTCCGGCAACATTAAATACTCCTACGTCCTCCGGATTAAAATTTCTCAGCGATGTGCTTTTTCCGCTCCCGGATTCACCTAAAATTAATACAGGTATTCCCATAATACAGCCTCCTATCGTATTGAAATATTGTTTATGACCTCAATATGAGCATGAGGTATATCTTCTCCGGCTTTTAATTTGTCCGCTATGATAGTTTTATTGGGTTCCGGTGCTTTATATCTCAGAAGCTCTTCAGCGTGCTCCTGAGCCCATTCAATAAAATCATCATCAAGTGTACAGCGTTTAGACGTCCTGTAACTTATTGACACTTTGGCGCTCTTGAACTTTGCGCCGGACAATGCGTAATCAAGATAGCATTTCAGACCCTCAGCTCGATTTTCACACGCAGTGCGCCGGCGCTTAAGTGCGTCCTCTTCGACCTTAATAGCTCTTGCTTCTGCCATGTAATTCTTATATGCAAGTGCGGCATTTTCAATTTTTTGCTCTCTTTCCATTTGAAGCTTGTCAAATTCCTCAAAATCCGCAATTTCGCCGTCTTCAGACAGTAATGCCTCTATTCGCTCATCAATATCGTATAGTGTCATTCTGATTTCTCCCTTCCAAATTAATAAAAAAATCTTCGCCTGTATATCTTAATTCAACACTGTTTATTTTGTAGTCGTTTCCGTCCGCATCAAAAAAATATATTTCTGTACGGCTGTCCACATCTCGGATTTTGTTTAAAAAATCACATAATTCTCCGTAGGTCATTGACATTTCTCCTTTCATGTGCTATAATGTAGATATGAATTGCTTTCAGCATTCATATCTTTCTTTCGCCGCATGGTTATTGCCCATGCGGCATTATTTTTTTATAACGTTACAACAACATTTCCTGTATCTATCAGTTCCTTTAATCCTTCCGTCAAATAATCATATATATTCTTTTTGGCTTTCATTCTCCATGCGCCGCCATCAGCCTCCTTGATAAGAACTGCGCCTTCCTGATTCATTCTAAGAATAAATTCACTTTCCGGCTGGTCTACTTCTATAAACGTGCGGTAGGGCTTAAGCGTGACCTTCGGTTTTATCGTTATCGTCTGATTCATCTGTATGCCCTTCTTTGCGGTAACAGTCTGAGTGATTCCGTTGTCACTTTCTTTAACGCTGCTTTCATCTGTTACGATACCCAGAAGATTCAGCAGATACTCTAAGTCAGGCGTAGGGCAATAATTTGCTCTAAGTGATATAAGAGTCTCCTCTCTGCTCTGCCAATAATTTATACCTGTGTGGGGAACATCTGCCTTTGATTGGTATAAATTTCTTCTGCGGAACTTTTCATCATATGATGAAAATACATTTACGCTATTGGGCAGAGATACATGCACAAACAGTGGTAATTCCTGTATGTTTCCGGAAGCTTCTCTTTTGACCATGGTTATAATACTGTCCAGAGTTGAGAAATCATCCAGAATGTGGGGAGTATAATACGGTTCTTCAACTCTTATCACCTGACGGTCCGTATATGTATCCGCTCCTATCTTGTGCTCCTTATTCTCCGCCATTGACGCTATTGTCTCTACAAATTTTGCTAACATTTTATTTACCTCCTAAAATTAACCTATTTTGTCCCTTATCAGCCGAATCTCTGACGGCTGTGTCTGTTCTCCGCCGAACATGTCCATTTGTCCGGGAATTTGAGGGGTCATTTCTATTGCTGTAATTTCGCCGTCTGTATCTGTAGTAAGATACAGCGGAACGGGTATCGGATTCGTTGGCTGCAGCTTTGCTGACACGCTTATATCCGTTCTAAGATTCTGACGCTCCGCATCGGGAGTGATGTCGATCTTAATCGTTAGCGTTCTTTTCTTCTTGGGATCAGTGTTTGGGTCAATGATATTGTCTATCATTCTCGACATTTCATAGTCGATACGCTCAACAACTGCGCCCTGTGCCATGTCAATGATACTCTTCTTGTCCATGACTGTTTTCCTCCTTTAATTTTTTTATTATATTTGCAATTGACAAATATACACTTTTATTGTATAATAACAATAATAGATGTCCCTAATTACGCATATTTGTAACTGTTTGTGTGCATAGTCTCACGCCACTTGTAGTATTTAGGGACATCTACATACCAGTTCCTTTCTATTTTGTACGCTGGAAACCCATAACTGTGCACCCACTGTATAGCCGTTGTATACGGCACATCAAATTCTTTGCAGAATGTTTTCAGTCTCATTTGCTGCTTCATTTGCTGCTTCATTTTTTCCTCCTTTCACTCAGTCCCAATAACCAATCTGCCGAAACATTAAATGTTTCACATATAGCTATAATAACCTTTGCAGATGGTATAGTTTCGTCAGTTTCCCATCGTCTCCAAACCGTGTTAGTTGTGCCTATCATTCGGGCTATTTCCCTATATGACAGATCACGTTCGGCACGTATCTCGTAAAGTCTATCACCTATTGTTTGTTTTTCCACTGCTTATCCTCCTTTCGATTACGGTTGGTAACAATATCTATTACCTTATACACTGCCCACGCGATAACCGCTGATACCGTTGTGCTTACGATTAATGCTGCGATGAATAATCCCCATAAATTCATTATGTTTTTTCTCCTTCCAAATCAATATGTATTTTTGCAATCTCTGCAGCTGCGCGATATTCGGCAGCATATTTATTGTCTCCATGCGTTTCATTGACTTTTTTCAAAAATTTCGATAGATTTCCATTGAAACATTCACATTTAACGATAATATCATTATCATTGCTTCGGAAAAACGTTGTATAATCGTTCCTGCTTCCGATCGGACCTATAACGATTATGTGACTCGGTTTGTTGACCTCTGCATTACCGCCTACCCACGCATCATCGCATATCTGCGCATTGCCGCCGACCCGCGCATTACCGTATACCCACGCATTGCCGCGAACATGTGCATTACCGTAGACACACGCATCATCGTATACCCACGCATTGCCGCCGACCCGCGCATTATCGCCTACCTCTGCGTTACCGCCTACCTCTGCATTACCGTAGACACACGCATTATCGCTGATCCACGCATTGCCGCGAACATGTGCATTACCGCAGACCCGCGCATTACCGCTGATCCGCGCAAGACCACTGATCCACCCATTTCCATCTTGGTCAATATTGCGTTCACTTTCTACATATCCACCCAGGTCTCCTGCCTTCACATGATAACCCTGCACGTCAAAATCTTTGCACGCCCTAATTCGATGATATGTCACCCCATCTACGGTCATTGTTTCATCTGTCAATTCATACTTTTTCATTCTGCTTTTTCTCCTTCCAACATTTGTACCAATTTAGGATTTTTGAAGATTGTATTCTGCGTATATACTACCGTTATACGGTTTTTTTCCTGCTCATACTCACGCCGTATCATATTTGCTCCGTCCTTGATGCTTGACGCCTCCAGTTGGCGGCGGCGCTCGATGGCTTTTTTGGTTCTCCTGTTTTTCATGTTATCGTGCCTGATTGACAGCACTGCTACAGTTCCCACTATCAATGCGCATACGCCTATGTTTAATACTGATGGATCCATTGTTTCGCTCCCTTCCAAAAATAAATTATATTTTTTGCACCGCGCAGGATAATTCTATGTGGCATGTTTATTCCTGTGGCGTGGTCACAACATTCGCTTCAGCTCCTTGAACTGTCACCCAACCATGCTCAAGACGGGCTTCTGCTTCTTTCATCTGGATCAACTCGGGAGTTATTGACTCACTCAATAATCTGTTAGCTTCCGCCTCTCCTCGCGCCTTTTCAATTGCCACTGCCGCTTCCGACTCTGCTTTTACTTTATCAGTTTCCGCTTGCGCTATTGCGGTCTGCTTATCCAATTCAGCTTTTTCCGCGTCCTGCTTAGCCTGTTCTTTCGCCTGAACCTTGGATTTAAGCGATTCATCTAACTGCACGTCTATGATAAGTGCGCTTGATACATTGATACCGTACTCTTCATTTAGCTTACTATTAAGATAATCTGTAATAGTTTTGCTTACTTCCGCACGTTTTTCGCTGTAAATATCCATTACCGAATATTGCGGTGTTACCTCCTTTATGTAAGCCATTATCGAATTCTGCACCATATTATCTACAATATCAGCTCCGTCCATGCCATTGAACCGCGTATACAGTTCTACAACACGCTCCGGCATGAAGTTATAATTGATGGTCATATTCAGCATTACCATACCGCCATCTGCCGGCGCATCTATATGCCAGTCTGCATGGCTGCTTGAGTTATAATCAGCCGGATTGTTGCTCAGTACCAATTGTTGTTGGGCTATCGGAAAATCCTTAATCTTTGCAAACGGTGACATAAAATGCAGCCCCGGTGAAAGCGTTTCTTCTTTTACACCGCTAGACGCTGTATATACAACGCCTACTTCACCTTGTCCGACAAATGTTGCGGACATGCAAGCCGTTATTCCTCCGACAACTACTATCAATGCAGCCGCTCCTAAAATCACCTTTTTTCTTTTACATGTCCTCTTAACCTCAAATGCCCTCTCAACCTCAAATGTCCTCTTCATTTTTAATGTCCTCCTCATCATCTTTTAAATCGTCTATTAATTTATTTATAAGTCTAACTGTAGATAACGCTGCTGCGCATATTAAAGTAAGCAGCGCTGCCGCGGTCAGAAGAGCTAAAGCAGCTCCTATAAAAAACACACCAAACATCATTTTTTTGTTCCCTCACCTCGCTTTCTTATGCTGATTTACAATACTGATGAATCCATTTATATTCCTCCTATAATCCCAGTTTATTCAATTTTTCCTTACTGCGCTCCAACTTGGCAATGTCGATTCCCCACGCTTTAAACGCAAGCTCCGTATTTACTGAATATTGCCCTATAGTTTTTATTTCTTTTTCATCCTGCAATACCCTTACCATATTTTTCAGCTTTGTCATCTTAAACGATCCCATCGGTCCGAATATTTTTTTTATTTCAGCATTGCCTATCTCAGGATATGTGTAGTATATCCTTATAGTTTCATCTAAATTTACTGGGGCTATCATATTTTTCACCTCACTTTCTTATGCAGCCGCGCCGCTTTTCTCGGCAACGATTCTCGCGCCTTCGCTCATCCAAAAAATCTCCTGCTTCTTTTCCTCCGGCAATAAGCTGAGTAATTTTAATATTTCTGCAACAGCTATTGCTTCTGCTTTTTTATTGCCGCTCATATACGTCCTCCTTTCCGATATTTGCTGTCTTATTTAAGGTATTTACTCGTTTTGTTCACCTTACATATATATTATACACTCATTATGAGTTAATGTCAACGTTTTTGTTTATTGAATTATGCACAAAATGAGCTACTATATTTTGTGCATGTTGCCAGATTGATTTTTACTCATTTTGTGTGTATAATATCTTTAGGAGGCGATACTATGAACCTTAAAGAACTAAGAAACAAGAAAAATCTTTCACAAAGTCAAGCAGCCGACGCACTTGGTATATCGCTTAGAGCTTATCAAAACTATGAATACGGTCAAAGAGAGCCTAACATAGAGATGATATTTAAGCTTGCTGATTTCTACGGTGTTACCACTGACTATTTGCTTGGGCGTGATACAGGCGAACCGGATACACTCGACCAATTAGCCGCCGAATTTAATATGACTGCGCTTGAAAAAAAGATAGTCGAAAATTATCTTTCTTTACCGGAATCAATGCGCGGCGACCTTATGGAGTTCCTTCGAAAAACCGTTAAAGAGGTTCAGGAAGAGAACGGCAATTAGCGGTATTTAAAGCCGCTTTTTGTTTTGCTCATTCATAAGCTTTATTCCATCTATCATACAATTAAGTCCGGCTTGCTGAACTTGGTTTAACTTCTTAAGCAATTTTATAAATTCAACCGCTTCTTCTTTATCTATTTTTGCATTCATAATTTTATCCTTTCTAAAAAAATATAAATTTTGCAATTTATATTGCAATTTCTGCCTTTTATAATTACATGGTTATCTATTGCACCTCACTTTCTTATGCTGATTTATTTTTGCGATGATGTTCAACAAATGTATCATATGGAACACCCAAAGCATCACAAATCATAAAGTATTCTTCAGCGGGTAATCCTCTTTTGCAAGATAAAGTTAAACTTAGTTTAGGTAATTCTATCCCTGTTTTCTTCGCTATGTGATTTTTGATGATCCCATTATCAATTATGTAATTATTTATCTTCTTTCTTATGTCCAAAATTGTCACCTCCTTATTAAAATTAAGCTTTGCTTAACTACAA